GCGAACGTGACGGTAGACTACCTATTGATCGGCGGCGTGCCGTCGCTCAAGATCGAATCCCCGTCGGGCGGAATCGGAGGAACGATCGTGCTGGAAGGGATGCGGGCCGTCACGCGCGGGGAGACAGATTTTGGATTTACGCTGACAGAATTTTTGAGTTCAACAGGTGCACTAATCGAAGCAGAACCGGACCGCATCAATCTCTGGCTGACGGCGCGGGGTGAGATCGGCGAGGCTTTCTCGCTGACGAAGACGATGAACTATACGCGCGTGACGATCACGCCGAGGTACGAGCTGCTATGACGCCGCAGATTTCAGGCAACGATTTGCGCGTGGTCATTTACAGCAGCGGCACGACGCCGGTGCTGGACGTGGACGGCTCGATCGAGAATGCTGTCATCGAGTCCTTCAGCACGTTCTATCCGGGCGGGTTGTACGGACCGGCGCGGGTCTTCGCGCCGCGCGAGGTGACGCGGGCCTGGCTGGTGCGCGAGATGCAGCGCATGGCCATCTTCAACGGGCTGGTGATCGTGTGGGAGGGCGTGATCGGCGAGATTGCGCTGCGCGTGGAAGAGCGCGAGCAGGGCATGGTGCTGGAGGGTGTGGGCCAGTGGGGGGCGCTGTTAGCGCGCACGTGGAACAAGGTCTGGGCGGACATCCGCCTAAGCGAGGATGTGTGGGTGCGGCAGCCGCAGAACGACGACTACGACCAATTGGTCAACATCGATCGGGAGAACCGGATCAGCGTGGGGCCGCAGACGCGGACGTGGGGGAACGGGGACATCGTGGCGGCGTTTGCGTACACGATGCCGACGGGCGAGACGATCAAACGGATCGTGGCGAACAGCAAAAACCGGACGAGCGGGCAGAGTTGGGAGACGCGGATGCGCGATACGGTGGGCGCGAGCAACGTGTTCAACAACACGAGCGACGGCACGCCGAGCGCGCACGATGTGACGCTGGGCACACCGCGCCAGGCGCTGCAGTTCCAGTTTATGAGCAATGCGAGCCAGACTCCGGCGGCGGCGGTGTACGGCCGGATCAGCGGGATGACGGTGTACAGCGAGACGGGCGGCATCACGCCGACAAGCGTGGTCCAGGATGTGCGGGCACATCTGAGCGAGATCAACGCCGACGAGTCCAAGATCGCCACGAATGCATTCGTGCTGGAGTCGTTCCTGACCGATGGGCCAGAGGCGATCAACAGCCTCCTGGTCCGGGCGGCGGCGTTCGGGGATGATTCGTTCAACCCGTGGGCGGTGTATTTCGTGAGCAGCGATCGCGCGGCCACGCCGGACGGCAAACCGGTGCTGTGCTTTCAGGCTTATCCGTCATTAGCTAATACCGATTATGCGCTGAGACTGGACGAGCCGAATGTGAGCGGCAGTTTCGAGATCAAGCGCGCGGTCATCGGCAGCGTGTTCAACTGGATCGTCGTGAAATACCGCGACGACGCGAATAACCGCAACATCATCCTGACGCCGGACGACGACGCGAATTTGAAAGACGCGGCGTCGATCGCGTTGTACGGCGAGCAGCATCTGGTGCTGGATGCCGGGACGGCGAGCCAGGCGACGGCGCTGAATTACGCGCGGCGCGTGCTGGCCGCGAACAAGGACGCGAAGTACAGGGTTACGGCGCCGATCGTGGTGAAGGGGACGATCCGCACCGCATCCGGGCCTGAGATTCCGGTGTGCCGGGTGCTGGCCGGGCAGCGCGTGCGCATCGAGAATTTTTTGGGCGACGTGGTGGGGGTCTCGGGCGCGGGGTTGACATCGCTGATCACGGGCACGTCGTATGATCCGAGCAATGAGACGGTGAGACTGACACTGGGGGTGCCGGATCATTTGGCGGTGTACCTGGCGAGAAGGGCGCTGTTGGACGATCGGAAGGTGAGGTAAGTGACTAAAGTGGAAAGTGACTAAAGTGCGAAGTGGGAAGGGATCGGAGGGTGAAGGGTGACGGCGCCGTTTGGGTTGCATGAGGTTTTGATTTTGGACGAGGCGGGAGGACATTGGCCGCTGCCGACGCCGCGCGCGTTCAAATTCAAAGAGGTGGTGACGACGGCGATCGTGGAGGTGGAAGGCAACCTGCTGGTGGAGACTGCGCCGGAATCGATCGAGTTTGAGATCGAGGGGGGCGGGATGCCGCTGGCGGCATATGCGGCGCTGACGGGGCGGACGATCACGACGAGCGGATCGACGCCGAGTGAGGCAACGAGTCTGAGGGGACGCGCGGCGGAACGGCTGCCGAACTTCGGGCTGCAGGTGCGCTCGCTGGATGCCGCCGGCGGCGACGTGGTGATGAGTTTCGCGGCGGGGTTGTGCAAGCTGGTAGCCGGGCTGCGGGGCGAGTTTCAGGACGGGCAGTTTTTCAGCGGGGCGATGAAGGGCATGGCATACACGGAGGACGATACCCTCGATTTGTTCGGGCTGGCATACCGGACGGGCACCTACGTGCATGCGCTGGGCGTGTGGACGGTGGGGGCCAGCGACGTGGGCGGGATCGATGCGATTAGCTGAGGTCAGTAGGCAGAAGTCAGTAGGCAGAAGGCAGATATGACGGCACAGACGAAGACGGTTCTGAAATCCTATTTTGAGACGGGCGACACGCCGACGCAGGCGCAGTTCGAGGATTTGATCGATACGATTCCGGGGGCGCTTGGGGCGATCGCGGACGGGGATATTCCGGCGTCGATCGCGAGAGACAGCGAGGTTGCAGCAAGCTATCGGCCGATCACGGAGAAGAGCCAGGCGATTTTTACGATCGAGGGATCGCTGACAGTGGGCAGCGGGACGATCCGGATCCGGAACCGGACGGGTCGGACGCTGACGATCAGCGAGGTGCATTGCGAGGTAAACACGGCGCCGGTCGGCGCGGCGATCATTGTCGACATTCACAAAAACGGGACGACGATCTTCACGACGCAGAGCAACCGGCCGCAGATTGCCGACGGGGCGAACGCGGGGAACAGCACGACGATCGAAGCGCCGTCGTGGGCGAACGATACGTATTTGACGATGGACCGCGACCAGGTGGGGAGCGGGACGGCGGGGAGCGATCTGGTGGTCACGGTGGTGTACAGCTAGGAGAATAAAATGCGGCAATTCACGGACGGAGCAGAGATCGGGGATGTATTATTTTGGAGCGTCATCAGTGGGAACGTGACGAACGTCGCGACGGCGCCGCGCAGCGGAAATCGGCATTATAGCATCGCGAATGCGACAGGGACGAGAAATATCACGGCCGTGGCGGAGGGTTACGATCGGCGCGGAATCTACATGACCTCGATTGCGGTCGCGCATCAATTGATCCGCTGGACCAAGGCCGGAACAATTCTTGGCAGCGTGCGCATGAACTCTACCACGGCGAAATTGGAGATCTACACGGGAACGGGAACGCTGGTCGCGACCAGCGCGAACTCGCTGCTGGCCACTACGCATTACCTGCTGGAGACGCACATCAAGATCAGCGACGCCGTCGGCGCGATCGACGTGCGCATCGACGGCGTCGACTTTGTTTCGTTCGCCGGGGACACGCAGCCCGGAGGGGATACGACGTTTGACGCACTGATTGGATACACGACCGGAACATTGTATCTTGATGATCTGGCATTTAACGACACGACGGGCGGGGTGGATAATTCGTGGTGCGGCGATGGAAAGGTCGTAATGCTGCCGCCGTCGGCGGCGGGCGACACGACCCAGTGGACACCCAGCGCGGGGAGCAATTGGCAGAACGTTGATGAGGTGCCCCCGACCGCCGACACCGATTACAATTCGGCGAATGTTTCAGGCTATGTCGACCTGTACAACACGACGACCTTCACGATTCCGGCCAACCACGTCATCAAACGGGTGTACGCCGAGGCGCGCACGCGCGAGGAAACCGCGGCGGGCGACGTGTTGCAGTTCGGGGTGAAGACGAACAGCGTCGCGTATTGGTCGGCCAGTCAGCAACAACTGACTTCGTATGGGCGCTATGTCGGGGATGAATACCGCACGAACCCTAACACCAGCGTGGCCTGGACACAGGGCGAGTTGGACGCGCTGCAAGTCGGCGTGAAGATGCCATGAGCATCAAACGAGTTACCGCGGTACAGGCCGAAGTCGAATACGGCGGATCGACGGTGCAGCGCGCGACGTCGCTGGATGGAATGGTGGAGTATGGCGGATCGACGGTGCAGCGCGCGACGGCGATCGGGGCGATGGTGGAGTACCATCGCATTCCCTACATGCGCGTGACGGCGATCGGGGTGATGGTGGAGTATCAGCCGCTGCCGAGCGGGCGGGTGCAGGGGCCGCCGGCGCAGATGACGGGGTGATCCCACCAGGAGATGGGGATTGTTTCATGTTCTCGGATTACGCGATATTTTACCGGATCGGGCAAGAGTTTTGGCAGGGGCATTATTCGGCGCTGGCGCTGTATCCGCTGCCGATGGTGATGTTCTTCGCGGTGCTGGCCGTATTTCCGCCAGAAGTCGGGTTGATTGCGCTGCTGGTTGGATCGGCGGTGCTGCTGGTAATCATGTTCAAGCGGCGGGCGCTGGGGTGGATATGGTATGTGCCAATCCTGCAGACGCTGGCGCTGGGCCAGATCGATATTGTGCTGCTGGCGTGTTGGCGGATGGGGACATTTTGGAGCCTGGCACTGCTATCGCTCAAGCCGCAATTGTTCATTTTGGCGATACCGCAATTGCTGAGCGACCGCACGCTGCTTAAAAAAACGGCGGCGCTGGTGCTGCTGATCTATGGCGTGCCGACGATCGTGTATCCGCAGTGGATCGGGCTGTGGGCGCGGAATGTGCTGGCAGATGATCGGATTATCAGCGCGACAAATGCAGTGTTGACGGTGGCGCCGGTGGCGGTGTTTGGCGTGGTGGCGGCGCTGACGCTGACGCGGCGCTGGCATTGGGTGACGGCAGTAACCTCATTCAACCCGGCTATCCGATCGTATGACTATACGCTGCTGGCGGGGATGACGGCATGGATGATTCCAGTATCGTGGCTGGCCTGGCTGGCGGAGGCCTGGTTGGGGCAGTGGTGGATGATGGGGATGTGCGGAGTGGTGGCGGGGGTAAAAATGACCTTCACCTCTACGCGGGAACGACACCTCACCCCCGGCCCCTCTCCTACGAGGAGAGGGGAGAGGCTGCATAGCTAATTAGGCTTAGGAGCACAATGAAAACGGTGACGATCGGGAATCCAGACGGGGCGACGATTCATTTGGTGCATTTATCGTCGAGGGTGAAGGACCGAAATCACGTGATCATCGAGTGCGATTTTGCGCAGGTGGCCGTGATGATGTCCGAAACGCTGCCTCAGCCCCCTCCGGCGCCGCCACCCCCTCCTCCGGTGACGCCGCCCCCTCCGCCACCCCCGCCGGTGACGCCGCCACCCCCGCCGACACGCGAGGCGAAAACATACCTGGCGGCGATGAAGCCGACGTTGAAGGTGTATCAGGCGCCGGACGAGAATGAGCCGGTCGTCGGGCAGATCGGGTATCTGGCGCCGATCCGGGTGGAGGTGGACGAGAGATACGTCGGGTGGGGGCAGGTGATCGATCCGATGGTGGGGTGGGTGAAGTTGAATCAGTTGATAGAAAAGTGAGGCTTGCGATGAATGAAGCAAACAAGGAAACAAGTAGACAGGGATCGATGGGCGATGAAGGGGAGTTCGTCCGGCTGGGCAATCTGCTGCTGGAGTTCAAGCGGATGGCGAATACGCAAATTGACGAGATGCTGGATGCTTATGCGCAGGCCCGGGCGGGAATTCCAGCACAGCCGCCCGTTATAGCGCTGCCTTTCATTTACCCACTGGCAGATTATCCACTCAGGATCACGTCTCGATTTGGCGAGCAGAGGCCAACGTTCGATCACGAAGGGATCGATTTTTCCGCGACGGTAGGACGCACCGTGCATTGTATGTATGATGGCATCGTGGAAGATGCGCGCATCGGCAAGGATTACGGTCTGCGTATCTGGATCAGACACGAATTCCAAGGGAGAACAATTAAGACGTGCTATGCTCATCTTAGCCGGGCAGATGTTAGCAGCGGGCAGATCGTGAAACAGGGTCAGGTCATCGGCGCATCGGGCGGAGATAAAAAAGACAAATTGAAGAGCGGCAACAGCACCGCGCCTCACCTGCATATTACCGTGCTGGACAGTGCAGTGTCGACCGTCCCGCGCGGCTGCGGATTAGCGCTGAAAGGCGCGGTCGATCCGCTGTTGTGGATCAAATTACCGCAATGAGCCATGACCGACACGCAACCCTCTCCCAGCGGCCCGAAGCCCGGATCGGGCGAATTCAAGACCCCCGCTTATCTGGCGCAATTTTTCGAGTCGCTGCAGGACGCGCAGATCGAGAGTCAGCGACAGTTGACACTGCACACGGCCGAGATCGAGCAACTCAAGACGCTGCTGGCCGTGCACGGCAGAAACAGCAATGAGACGATCGAACGCGCCAAGGAACTCTTCGACTTGCGCACGACGATGGTCACATCCGACTACGAGCGCATTACCGCACAGTTTCGAGAGGTGAGCGCGGTGTTTCAAACGAGCATCGAGCGGTTGAACGATAGCATCGACGAGCGCTTCCTGAGATTCGAGAGAAAACTCGACACGATTCATCGCGAGGATTCGACGATCCAGGCAGCACGCATCACGCGATCGCAGGTGGTTGCCGTGGGGATTATTTCGGCAGTCACGTCCGTCCTCACGCTGCTGCTCAGTGCACTGGTGTCCGGCAAGCCATGAGCGCGAACGTCTGGATGACCTATGAACGGCTGATCGACCATGAGACCCAGATCGAATACATCCGGTGCGAATTTCGCCGCGAGAAAAACAAGAACCATTTTTTGGCGATCGATCAGGTCTATGATTACATGCTCATGTTCAGGTTGTTAGGGGAACAAGTCAATGTCACACACTTCTTGGTCGTGCTCAAACGGACGTCGCGCGATCATCATGCCATTTCAGAATTATCCGATCATGCGAAGCTCGCGGTTAAGGCATTTAAGGGAACGCGGGTGGCCTACGTCAACGGAAATTTTCCAGAAGAGCGAGTACGCTTCCTCAATGGCGCACTGCGCGGAATGGGATACGACGACATGCGGGCATTCAACGACGAGGGTGAGGCGCTGGCATGGTTGTTGGAAGCATAACAAACGATGAGCGCCTATGACGAAATTGATGCGCTGGGATCGCTGCCGGACGATGTGGTCAAGTTGTGGATGATCGGTCTGCAGGGGGTGACGTCTGCGTCGAAACAGCGGGACGATCTGATGCAGGCGCAGATTTCCGAGTTGTGGGCGGAGATGCGCACCCGGGCGGACGACATTAAGCGGTTGGATGCGGTGCTGTCGCGACCCAACGAGCAGCCGGTTTGGGGGTACATGCTGGAACTGGTGCAGGCGATCGGGGCGCTGCGGCTGCAGCTGCTGGAAGTGGGAATCCAGCCGTGTTATCCGGTGCATGATCCGATTAGGGAGAGGGCGAAAGGATGAAACGGCCGGCCCGCAGGGAGCGAACCTTATCATCGGCATTATCGCTCCGCGCGGGCCGGGTGTCCGAGAGTGGCATGGGGTACCTCCTGTGCCACTCTTATTGTATACCCGTTAGCGTGTATGGTCAACCTCACCCCCTGCCCCTCTCCCACGGGGAGAGGGGAGTTAGAGGCCCCAGTTTTTGACGGGGCTGGCCAGGCGGTAGTTGGCTTCGACGTCGGCCTGGGCAATTTCAAGGTAGCGCAGGCACATTTTGAGCGAGGCGTGGCCGAGGATTTCCTTGAGGGTGTAGACGTTTCCGCCGTTGCGCAGAAAGTTGATTGCAAAAGTGTGACGAAACCTGTGCGGGTGCACGTCGGCAACGCCGGCGCGCTCGCCGATGAGTTTGAGGGCGTGGTAGAGGTTGTGGTTGTCGAGACGGCGATCGCCGGAGGTGGCGAAGAGGTAATCGTCGGGGGAGGCATCGGGCCGAGTGGCGAGGTAGCGCCAGAGATGTAGAGCGGTGGAAGAGGAGAATGGGACGATCCGTTCTTTCGCGCCCTTGCCGAAGACTTTCAGGCGAAGGTTTTTTTTGTCGGCGTGTTTGATCTGCAGATCGCACAGTTCGGAACTGCGCAGGCCGGTATCGAGCAGCAGGTAGATGATGGCCTTGTTGCGCAGATATTGGTGCGCAGTGTGCGAGCAGGTTCCTTTGCCGGGGCGCGTGTAGGGCCTGGATTTTTCGACGGCGTAGAGCATGGCCTGCACGTCGGTCTTGGTGAAGGGATGAACGGCGCGAACCTCGGACTTGATGGGTTCGATCTGCCGGGCGGCATTGATGTCCGTGAGGCCGAACGAGACGGCCCAACGCCACATGGAGAGGAGCGAGACGCGGACGTTGCTGATCGATTTGTTCGACAGCCCGGTCAGGCTGTTGATGAACTGCTGCAGCTGCGCGCGATCGATCGAGATGAAGGGCGGATCGATCGGGGCGTAGAAGGTCTGTAGCTTACGGTAATAATGGGTGTATTCGCGGATGGTGTTGTCGCTGAGGCGGCGGGCCTGGGCGGCGATGACGGCGCCTTCGATGGCTTGCGAGAGGGTGAGTGCGTGTTGTAACGCGATGTTGGACATTATGGGCCTCCGGTTGCTTGCTTCGCTAAGCATCATTAGCTATCCAGCGGAACAAGCGTTTTTTTTATACGGGAAAGGACACCGTATGTACCCAACCGGAGAACCCCGAAAAAACGACCGATGGGCGATCGGTTGCCGGCGCCGGGCAAGCGGCGGCAGATTCTCGTATGAAAGCTCCGCAGCCTGGACTCGAACCAGGAACCCATCGGTTAACAGATGTTCTCCGAAAGGCCTCTACCGGCAGACCATTGGCTGCCGTTTTCGCGTCCCGATTGGCGGTGCGGTGCAATAGACGAGTGTGCTGCGGTTCCCCTGTTGGACAGGAAAGCTAATGTTTTTCGTTGGCCGGCTGCCCGTGCACGGTTGGGCAGCTAATAAAGTGCCCAGAAAAACGGGCGGTTTTGATGCCGGATGTATGGCGGTTGTGTAATTCCCAGTGATTCTCTCAGTGTCTCCGATGTTTGTGCTGATTCGGATTGAGATAGTCATGGCGGAGACCGTCACGCCAACAATCCGATAGCAGATCCGGCGTCAATTCGACGATACGATCGCAGGTCTTGCGCAGCAGATCCGACAGGCCAGAATGGGCGCAAGCCATTTCGACGTGCTTGCCCAGGTCCTGGACGGCGATGACGGCGGGCACGAAGTCACTGTCGCCGCTGATCAGGATGGCCGTGTCATAGGTGTCGCTGTGAGCATATTTTATGAGATCGACGGCGATGACAATATCGACGCCTTTTTCGATTTGAACGGCGCCACGAGGCTCCAGGCGGCCCAGTTTGAGGGTGAGATAGGGCACGCGCTGAATCTGGTCGAAAAAACGCTGCTGAGCCTTGGCCCGATCAGGCTCGCGGGTCTGATTGACCGGCGCATTGTAGTAATAGATGCGGACGAGGCGGCGCGCGCCGACGAGTTTGCCGACGAGTTTTTCAAAGTCGATCTTGGCGTCTCCAAAATCAGACTTGAGGGCGTGATAGAAGTTGGAGCCGTCGATGAAGACGACGACACGTTCGTCGCTCATGACGGCTCTCCGGTGCAAAAGAAAACCACGGATTGACGGGCAATCCGTGGGTGGTGATTTACCCGGCCTTGGAGACGGGCAAGACCGGGGAGGTAATTCAAAACCAAACCGGCATCGGCTGAGTGTAGAGGCGATGCCGGTGCAAATACCACACCGGCATCGGCGGAGTGGAGAGGCAATGCCGGGGCGAATACCATGATTAGTATATCACAGAATGACGAGCAAATGCTTTGCATAATGCTTAATTTTGCCTTAAATTTTTAGTTAGCGTAGCTAATAATAATTAGGTGATGAGCGATTCAATTCGATTCGCATCCTCTCCCATCATTGTCTTTTCCATCCAGGCCATGTGGGTCAGGAGGAAGAACTGTGAAATTCCCGTAAGGAATGTCTTTACAGTCAAGATCAGGCGGCGGCGGCGGTATGCAGAAATCTGGATAGGCCGGGTCACAGTTTTGAACCGGCTCCTGCGTTACTGTCGGCGTGTCACTGGGCGGCGGCGGCGGCGCCGTGGGCGGCAACGCGGTTCTGGTAGGCGCGGCTGTCGGTCTAGCAGTCGGTTTGCGGGTAGCCGTGGCGGTTGCGGTGGCTGTTGCCGTTCGGGTCGATGTGCGTGTCGGCGCGATGGTACGGGTCGACGTGGGCGTAGGCGTTTTTGGAATGGGCGTGAACGTGGCAGTATCTGTCGGCGCGATTTCGATCGTGATGGCGATCGTCGGGCGGTGTGTAGCTTCCGGTGTCCACGTCGGCGAGGGCGCCGAGGCGGGCACGCTGCAGCCGACCAGGGAGATGAGACCAATCAGGATGAGGCGTTTCATTGTGATCTATTTGAAAAACGAATCATTGAAAATGACAGGACTTCCATCCATATTATCGACACACCAGGGAACCAGTTCGCCTGTTTTGTCAGGCTTGCGAACGGAGATTTGACCTTGTGGTTTCGCCTTATCGCGGTAGGCAACGATCAAGGCCAAGCATTCGTCTTTCGTGAGACTTGGATCGCTGACGTGTATTTCAATCCGGCGGCCGTTGGTGATGGCCGTGTCTTTGGCGACGGTATGCTGCGGAAGAACAACGGATGTAGGAACCGTAGTGGCCGGCTGAGAGGCAGATACGCAGGCTGCCAAAGCGATTGTTAATCCGATGAATAGCACGATGCGTTTCATGCGCTCTTTCCTTTCGTTCCAGCAGACCACCACGCTGTATATCTGTACAACAGGCGCACCACTTCCAGCGCGATGCCAGCGGCGATCATGAGCGCGCCGGCGTTGCCTGGCACAAAGGCATATATGATCGATCCTCCCAGAACCAGCGCAGCGGTAAAAGACATTCCCCTACCCCAACACGTATAACACAGGATAGTCTTCGACGGTGTGCCACTGGCGCGCGGTGTTGCGCCGGCGCAAATTGACCATCACGGCAATGAGCCTGGCCTTGAGCGATTCGGCCGGCTGCAGCGTCGTGCCAAGCCGGATGTGGGATTCAAGCCTCCGGTAACGGTTGTCGTTTGTGGTCCGTTGCATTGCGCTGCTCGATTTTCTCCAGGAGCTTACCCACTTCGGCGCGCTCGCGCTCGGTCATGGCCGGCCAGAGCGATTTGAGTTGAAGCAGCTCTTTGGCTGGTCGGGGTAGACCGAGCAAGTCGTACACGGTCATGTCGTAGTTTAAGAAAATGGAAATCTTATCAGCGTAGTCTGTTCCAGGCTTGCGATCTCCATTCATCCAATTTGCCATGAGCCGCTGATCTACCCCAATAAGATCACTGAATTCGCGAACTGTCCCCTTTCGTCCGCGCTTGGAAAGCCACTCCAAGTATTTCTGTTCTAACCACGTTTTGAACTCAGTCACGTGATTCATTGTAACCCTACTCTTTCGCCGTGTAAATTGCCTCTTGACAATTTCACTGCTTTGCAGTATAAAAGAGCGTAGCAGATTGTAAGAGCAAAGGAGAGCGAATGACTCCAAACCAAATCTTGAAGCAGGTCCGCAAAGAGCGCGACCTGACGGGCGAACAGATGGCCGAGATTTTCGGGCTGACGCGGGCGCGGTGGAGCCAGTTCGAGGCCGGCGATCCGATCCCGATGGAGCGCATCCGGGAGTGGGCGACGAATGCGCGCCTGCCGGATTGGGCGCGCACTTTTGCGCGGCAGTTGTGGCTGGCGAACCTGGAGCAGCAGAACGCGGAGTTGGGCGAGCAGATCGAGCAGCTGGGCACGTTGGTGAGTGAAGGCGCGTGAGTACACGCGGGCGTGAGCACGCGGGCGTGAGCACGCGGGCATGAGTACCGCTGGATGACGCCGCGATCGGCGTCTGGAAGTGTTGGCAACCCCCTCTAACTCCCCCTGTCGGAGCGCCAAGCGGCCAGCCGCTGCGCTGACACTGGCACACGACAGGGGGAGGACCAGGGCGGGAAAAGGGGAACCGCGATGAAGAGCGTTTTAGTTGACAAGTATCAGACTCCGTTTCTGGCGACGCTGCTGAGCGAGTTTCGCGGCGTGCTTGAGATTGAGAATGGCGGGCCACTGACGGACGGCGATCCGACAGTGGCGTTTCTGTTGTCCGACCTGGCCGATTTTCTTGGATTGGCCATTGGCGAGCGGGCGGTGGCGCTGGGGACGGACGTGCTGGTGTACTTGAACCGGCTGGATTATAACGACGTATCCGATCGGGCTGTGATTGTCGAGATGATGTAGGGAAGTCGGCCTACCGGCGCGGGCGATGTTGATGCCGGAGCAGCGCCGGTGGGCCGATGTGTTTTCCTCCTTGGGTAGCCTCGGTCGGCCGGTTTGGGTTGGCTGGCCGATCGAGGCGAAGGAAGAACTTTCTCACGCAAAGTCGCAAAGCCGCAAAGGAAAAAAGAATGGAAGAGCAGTTGAAACTCATTGTCGAGCAAGGTGAAGACTATTCCGTCACGTTGTTTGGCGACGGGGTGCAGGTTGCCGGGTCGAACGGGCAGACGCAGCAGCGCACTTACGTGGAGCAGGTCCAGTATTGGGCCGAGTTCACGGTGATGTGGCTGTGGCACAACGATCGGCTGCAGAGTGTGCGCAGCCAGGAACGATACTTCGATGTGTGGCTGGACTTCTTCGGATACGACCCCGCCGGGCGGTTCGAGGCGATGCCGTTCGAGACGGACATCGAGCGGGCGCGGCGGATCGCGAATGTGATCGATGCGTCGCCGGTGAAGCCGTGGAATGTGGACGCGCGCGCGGCGAATGCGTACAAGGTGCGATTGGAGAACCGGACGCACGCAGTGGGGAAAAAGCAGCGCATCGGGAAGCGGGGCAAGATGCTGCAGGCCAACACCAAAACGGACAAGGCGCTCAGCCCGAAGTCGATCGCGAATGCGATCGCGGTGCTGTCGTCGTATTACGCCAAGGCGGCCACCTACCCGATCTATCAGGGCGGCGTCGAGGCGATGCTGTTCGATCGGGTCAATCCATTTGCGGCGGTGTCGCGGCCGAAGTTCGAGATTTTGTTCGAGCGGGAGGGGATGACGCCGGACGAGACGAACCGGCTGCTGAGCGCGATCCCGACGGATACGGCGCAGGGCGCGATGCACCTGGCGCTGTTGATGACGTATGCGTTGACGGGCCGGCGGAACAGCGAGGTGCGCACGGCGAAGTTCGGGGATTTCAAGGTTGACGTGGACGGGCGGGTGTGGCAGACGTGGCGCGGCAAGCATCACGTGGAGGGGAAGAAGGACGAGGTGGCGCCGGATGTGTGGGAGGCGATCACCGATTACCTGGCCGCGGCGGGACGGCTGGAAACGATGGGCGACGACGAATATATCTTCACGGCCACGTCCGATCGGGCGAAGCGGCTGGGCCATGAGGACTGGGCGCCGGGCACGAGCCCGCTGTCGATCAGCGAGGTCAATCGGATCTTCCAGATGTATCTGCACAAGGCGAAGATCAAGGGGAAGTATTGTATTCACAGCCTGCGGCACGGGCTGGCAGAGCAGATGCTGGAAGAAGGGGCGCGCATCGACGAGGTGCAGCGGCAGCTGGGGCACAGGAACCTGGCGACGACGCTGATCTACACGTCGAAGAAGGTAGAGGGGATGAGCGATGCGGTGAACCGGGTGAGCGACAAGATTGGGGCGCATCGGATTTTGAAGAATCATCGGAAGGCGCTTTAGCAATGATCAATGATCAATGAACAATGTAATCCTGCGCAGCTAATGCGGTTTAGGTTCGCTGAGCAGTGTCAACGGATAGACAGCGAATCAACGGATACTGGATTCCCGCCAACAACATGCGGGAATGACTTGATGACAGGATAGCACGAGATGACGGAGATGACGGTGTTGGCGGTAGTTTTGGGAGCCATTTGGGGGATTGTCTGGGCGCTGTGTCTGCAGACATATCCTGGCAGGTTCCTGGCGGCGCGGTTTACATGGCTGACGGTGGTGGTGGGCGTGGGGGTGGATTTGCTGATTGCACTGCTGGTGGTGCCGATGTGCTACTGGCTGCCGCTGGCGGCCATCATCGGGGCGTCGTCGGTGGCGATTGTCGGGCGATCGTTGATCAACGAGTTGCGGGATATGCAGACGATGATGCGGATGCGGCGTGAGCACTCCGACAAAGCTGGCGAATAAGACGATCTGGTCGATTGAGGACGCGCTGGGCGGCTGCGCGAGAATGCGGCGGTCGCTGCGCACGGCGCTCGATCGATTGGAGGATCGAAACATGGATCCGGTGTTGATTCTGGCACTGGCGCATCTGAGCGAAGACCTGAATGATGTGGAGCGGATGTTGAGGGATGCGCGCAAGGGCGAGTACAAGCAGGAGAAATTGAATGACAACTAATGCCGCACTCATTGGCCTGGTCGTGGTCGGGATCGTCATCCTGGCGGTGCTGGCCTGGCGGGCCGGAAAGGATAACGTGACATGGTGAAGGGGGAAGTACGAAGTGGGAAGTGCGAAGTGCGAAGTGGGGAGTGCGAAGTGGGGAGTGCGAAGTGGAAAGTGCGAAGTGGGGAGTGCGAAGTGCGAAGTGGGAAGTGAGGCCGGTGATGAACGCTAGGCAGAGACAGGTGTTGGAGTTTGTGCGGAGTTTCAGCGCGGCGCAGAAGTATCCGCCGACATACCGCGAGATTGGAGAGGGGGTGGGATTGCGATCGCTGAACAGCGTGAAGTTGTACGTCGATTACCTGGTCACGGCGGGATACCTGCGGCATCCGGCGCGCGGCCAGCGGGCGATTGTTGTGGTTGAGGATGTTAGTAATCAGTAGTCAGATGCAGGAGGCATCTCATGGACATTCAAACGGTGACGCAGCAGGTGACGGTGTTGAGGTTGACGGACGACGAGGTGGAGCACTTCATCGCGCATCCGAACGAGCTGGCGATGGAGTTGATCCGCAGCGGGAACAGCCAGGCCGGTGTTGTGACGCCGGCGGCGGAGCGGAAGAACGGGACGCGGAAGACGGGGAAGAGGCGAGGCAAGAAATCAGTGTCCGCGGGTGTGACGTTTCTGTGCAAGCAATGCAAGCGCGGGTTCAAAAACGAGCACGGCCTGCACACTCACCAGGCCAAGGCGCATGGAGGCGGGGAGATCGAAATCGGCGCTTTTCAGAACGGCGGGGATTAACCTCACCCCTGCCCCTCTCCTAGCGGCCAGCCGTCCCGCCCCTACGGGGACACGGGAAGGAGAGGGGAAATGCGCACTGTGCGGGTTGATCTTCGAGGCGGTGCCGAAGATGGGCATCGGGCGGTCGAGGAAGTTTCCAGAGATGTGTGTATTGTGCGAGGAGTTTCATGCTGATCAGAGACAAGCGATTCAGTGCGAGCCAGGTGAAACAGGGGTTGGTGGATTGGTCGGTCGCGCACTCAGGGTATGAGGATCGGTCGTATCTGGGGATGAGCCGGATCCATGAATGCCCGCGCGTGCTCTATACCGATTTCATCAACGGCCGGCGCGAGTGGGATGTGTCGCACCACATGATGTGCTACCTGGGATACCTGTTTGAGCGCGACATCAAAGAGCGGCTGAAGGGCATTGGACTATATGCCGAATTCAGCGAGCGTGAGGTGGTGGCAGAGTTCGACGAGCGTTTCCGCGGCCATATCGATGGGGAACTGCTGGACGGGTCGCTGCTGGAGATCAAGAGCGTGACGCAGGCGAGGATCGATACGATCCGGGCGACGCAGCGCATTCCGATGAGGAATTTCGAGCAGGTGCAGTGTTACCTGCGGCACGGGCATTATGAGCGCGCGCTGGTGGTGTACGTGGCGCGCGACACGAACGAGTTGTACGTGGCGCAGGTGAAGCCGGTGGTGGAGGTGGCGGACAAGCTGGACAGGAAGGCGCGGGACGTGCTGGCGGCGATCGATGCGGGCGAGGCGCCGGTGTGCGTGTGTGGGAAGTGTGAAGTGTGAAGTGGAAAGTGGGAAGTGGAAAGTGGGAAGTGGGAAGTGGGAAGTGACTAAAGTGGGAAGTGGGAAGTGGGAGACGGGAGAGGCCAGGTCAAATGACCTGGCCGCCGGGTGCGAGAGGTTGGGGAACCGCGTCGCAGCTATAGTGTAGCAGAAGGGGAACCGTATGTCAACGAATCAGTCTGCAGTAGACAGTAGACAGTCGTCAGAAGCAGGCAGTAGACAGTCGTCAGAAAGGCGCGGGTCGATCGAGGCGCGGCTGACCGATTTCATCGCGGGTCTGGTGCCGTGGATCGCGCCGATTCCGAGCGCGGTGCTGGTGGCCAACGCGACGATGCGGTATCTGGGCTGGGGCGAGCCGGTGGCGATCGTCGCCGGATTGATCATCGAGGGGCTGGGGCTGACGTCGACGAGCACGGCGCTGACGCTGTGGGAGTGGAATCAGCGGAAGCCGGAGGGTGAGCCGGCGGCGCCGTTCTGGCTGGCCGGGCTGCTGGTGGCGGTGTATCTGATCAGCACGATCGGGCTGACGGTGGTGCTGGCGATGGACACAGAGTTGGTGAGGATTGCGCCGGCGATCTTTCCGATCCTGGCGGTGGTGGGGACGGTGAATATCGCTCTGAGGGCACAGCACAAGCACCGGCTGGCGCGAATTTCCAACGAGCATCTGGAGCGCCAGGCCGATGAAGCCGCACGTAAAGCCGAGCGTAAAGCGGAGCGCACAGAGCGCGAATCAAGACGCCAACAGAGTGTACAGAAACTGTCCGGCGAACCGTCCGGCGACTCGAAATTGGACAGTTGGACGACACGGATGCTGATGAGTAGACGACAGAAGCACGACGCCCAACTACAGGCATTAGTGGACACTCTCAGACAGTATGGGGACATCGGACCTACAGAGTTAGGCCGGACGATAGGGACGAGTCGGTCGACGGTGTACACGTACCTGGGCGAGTTGGAGCAGGCCGGGCGCGTGCATAAGAACGGGAACGGGTGGGAGGTGAAGTGATGGCACTCACCACCGAACAGCGGCGGAGGGGCGGTTTGAAGCGAGCGCAGATGGCGGATTTTGCGGAGCATCAGCGGAAAGCGGGCCAGGCGCGAGCAGCGCTGGGGGATATGGCAGCGATAGGGCACAAAGGCGCGCAGGCGTTCATCGCCAAATACGGCTACGGAAAACTCTACCGGATCTGCCGGGACTGGCGATTGGCGCATCCGAGCTGCCACGAGCAGCAGGTGATGGATGTGCTGTGCACGCTGGGATTTGAGCCGGCGCGGGATTACGAGCGAGAGTTTGAAGTCGAGGATTTCCTGAGCGTCGACATTGGGATTCCGCTGCTGAAAATGGCGATCGAGGTGAACGGCGCCGTGCATTACGATCCGATGTTCGACGACGCGCGGCGGCCCGGCACGCGGGCGGCGAACGATGCGGACAAGGTCGCGCGGCTGCACCGACTGGGCTGGTCGGTGCTGGTGCTGGACTATCGGGATGCGGCGCGGTTCGACCAATTTGTCGGAGAGTTCATTCGAGGAGGCTGAGATGGCGAATTTCATCGGATACGCTGCGCTGGAAGATTTGGCGAGAGCCATGCTGGTGGAGAAGCCGGTGTTTGCCAGCCCGATCACGCGGCCCGGCAAGCCGGGCCAGTACGGACTGCGCGTCGATCGCTACGAGATCGTCGTGTCGCAACCGGATGTCTGGGGCGACGTGCATTTCTGCATCATCCCGATCGGGCGACTGCAGACACTTCCCAACAACGACGATCTGGACGGGCGCAAGTCAGAGATATTACAGCGACAGGATCAAGCCTGGCACATCGTGCGGGATTGGCTGATCGGCGTGATGGGGTTCACGCTACGCGAGGCGGTGATCGCGACGCCAGATGACTATCAATTCCTGGACGGGTGGTTCAATGTGCTGAAGTGGAACGCGGAGACGAAGGCGTTCGAGGTCGATCCGGATGAGGCGATGAAGACGGCTGACCAATTGGTCATCGCTGGATAGCTAATGACCGTTATCCCATCAGAAGATGGTGAAGTGTGAAGTGCGAAGTGCGAAGTGACTAAAGTGCGAAGTGCGAAGTGGAAAGTGTGAAGTGACTAAAGTGCGAAGTGCGAAGTGGAAAGTGCAAAATGAAAAAGAGCATATGAATATCCTACGCTTTCGTATCGCCTGGCTGCTGCTGCCGATGATCCTACTGCTGCTTACTTCCTGCGCGCGGGAGGAAGCCGCGGCGCGCATCGACGTGATGCTGGCCGAGCCGACGGCGACGGCGGCGGCGCTGGCTAACCAGGAACGCGCGATCTACGTGGCGACGGTCGCGCCGGCCAAGGCGGCGGCAGACGCCGCGAGCATCACGGCCCGGACCCAGCAGCAGATCGACGAAGAGGCGCACGCGCAGGCGCTGCGCCACCAGGGCGAGATGGCGGCGATGACGATCAGCAATACGCTGCGGCTGAACGAGATGGACGAGAAGCACATCGCGGCGGTTTCCAACATTCAGGCGAGCAGTGAAATGAATGTGGCACAGATGGCGGCCGAGGCGCAGCGCAGCGTGGCGGGCGCCTGGCGCGATACGGGCGTGTATGTGGCGATCGCGCTGGGGGCGTTGATCCTGTTGACGGGCGCGGCGCTGGGGGCAGTGGCGTTTATCAGTACGCGGGCGAAGTTGATCGTTCATCCCGATACCGGTCCGATCCTGATTACCCGGAATGGAGCAATGCTGTTGGGGCGCGTGGCCGGGCCGGCGATATTCATCCGAAACGATGGGCAGGTGATTCTGCCGATGGGTGACGGGCAGGCGGCCGTGACGGCGCGGCAACAGGCGTTTGCGCTGATCAACGGCGCGATGAGATCAGATCATCCCGAACTGGCGCGATTGGCCAGCCAGGCGGCGAGCGCGGTGGTGCAGCAGAACGTCGGCGCGCCGGCGCTGCTGTCAAGCGCCGTGCAGACGCTGCCGTTGAGTGATCGACAGGCAGTCGAACAGGCGGCCATTGCCGATCGGGTGCGGCTGCCGTCCTTCTCCGAGATCATGCGATCATGGCGGCCCAGCCTGAACGAGATGCTCTTTGGATTTGATGAGATGGGCCGGCCGATCTATGGGAGCCTCGATCGGCTGTTGAGCGCCCTGGTAATCGGCCGGCAGGGGCAGGGCAAGACGACGCTGCTCCGGCTCATCTATGCCCAGTGCGTGATGACGGGTGTGCAGGTGATTGCCTGGGATCTGCACGGCGATATTTCCGACGACCTGCCCGGCGTGCGGACGATGACGACGCGCGATGAAATCCAGGGATCGGCTACGGGCGTGATCGAGATGATGAATTACCGGCAGCGGATCGGGCTGAAACACGATAAGGCGCGTCCCGTGATGGTGCTCATCGACGAATTAAACGCACTGGCCGACGCGGTGCCCGAGGTGATCGAGCCGATCCGGCGGATCGTGGCCGAGGGCCGGAAATATCGCATGTTTGAGTTTGCGACGGCGAAGGGCGCGCCGGCGACGATGTTCAAGGGCAGTTGGGCGCGCGATTCGTTCAGCGCGCGGTTTGCATTCCAGACGTCCGATCGGCAGGCGCGCATGATCGGGTTCGAGCCGGAAGAGGCGCGCAAGGTCTACAACCTGACCGTTGGACATGCGCTGATGGAAGGCCCGACGCCGGCGCAGATCGTGACGTTCCCGAATGTGACGCAGCGCGATTTGGAGATGTTATTGCCCACTTCCGGCGCCGCTTCCATAGCCACTTCCGGGGCCGCTTCCGGGCCGCTTCCCGTTTCGCCCTTTATGGTTTCCAGGGAAGCGGAAAACACGGCGGAAATCATGGATTCCGAGCGGGTGGAAGCGGGGGAAAAGCGCGATCGCGTGCGCGAGATGGTGAAGGCGGGGAAGAGCCAGCGCGCGATTATCGACGAGTTGTGGGGCGCGACCGGCGGGCGGGGCTATCAGCATGCGGCGGACGAGCTCCGCCAGATCATTCAGGAGTTGATTCCATGACGCGCTACCTCTTCATTTTCCTTTTGGTGTTGGTCCTGTTCTGCCTGCTGGCCTCGCCGGCTCACGCGCAGGGGCCGGTGACGCCACCTCCTCCCCCTCAGCCGACGATCGATCCGGTCACGCTGGCGCAACAGCAGGCGGCGGCCTTGAATGCGAGCGCGCAGCAGGCCCAGGCCAATGCCAACGCGGCCGCGTATGCGGCACAGCAAGCGGCAGCCAACGCGGCCGCGGCGCAACGGCGCGCGGCTGAAGCACAACAGCAGGCAGCAGCCGCACAGCAGAAGGCGCAAGCGCTGGAAAGCCAACAGGCGAGCGCGCTGGCCGGCGAGGCGAGCGCCATGGCCAATGAAGCAATGACGATGGCCACAGCCGCACAGCAGCAGGCAGATGCCGCTTCTCAAACGGCGCAGGACAATGCCCAGCGCGCGAAGCAGGCGACGCAAGCGGCGGACGATTATGCGGTGAAGTTCTATACGCAGCAAGCGCAGATCGGACAGATGAAGCGCGCGAACGCGAATCTATCAGATCAGGTAACAGTGTTCAAGGCCATCGCCCTGGTTTTCGCCGCGGCGTTCCTCCTGGCGCTGATAGCGGTCGTTGTGGCCGTTGCGCTGCGGAGGAGAGGATTCACGCAGTCATTTAGCGGCGACGTGAACGGGGCGATTGTGATCCCGTTCGGGCATCAGCCATAGCGCAGCTAATAGACCTTAGTGAAGCAAGTGTGAAGTGACTAAAGTGTGAAGTGACTAAAGTGCGAACCTCAATCGTCCGCATGAAGAAACCAATTACGCACCCGCCCGCGCCACAACTGAGTCCACAGCCGGCCGTGAAGCCGGAGCAGATTATGGCGTGGGCTGACCAGGTGGTGCACGGGCAGGTGGTGACGACGGACCTGAACGATGGGTCGTTTGTGATGTTGATGGCGGAGTTGAGGCGGCGCGGGTATGCGCCGGTGAACCGGACGCCGATCGAGCGAGAGTTGAAGCCGTTTGTCGTGAAGGTGAACCTGAGAAGTGGGGAGTGACTACGCCAAGCGGCTCGCCGTCGAAAAAAGACGGACACGAGCAAGTGCGAAGTGGGGAATGGAAAGTGGGAAGTGCGAAGTGACTAAAGTGCGAAGTGGGGAGTGGGAAGTGACTAAAGTGCGAATCTGTTTTGAGGTCGTGAGCGATGGGCGATAGCCTGGTGAAGCAGGTATTTGGGACACAGGTGGTGGAGCGGATGCCGCCGTATTCGGTTGAAGCCGAAGAGGCGGTGTTGGGATCGATTTTGATCGATCCGGAGGCGCTGGAGCGGGTGGCGCGGGTGTGCGCGCCACCGGATTTTTTCATCGAGAAGAACGGATGGGTATTTGAGGCATGCCTGGCAATGCGCGACCGGCAGGAGCCGATTGATTTTGTGACGCTGGTCCGGGAATTGACGGCACGCGGACAGATTGACGAGGCGGGCGGCCCGGCCTACATCTCGGGCTTGCTTAATGCGACGCCGACGGCCATCAACGCGGATGGCTACGCCAAGGCCGTGAAGCGATTGAGCGTGCGGCGGGGGCTGCTGGCGATTCTGAGCGATGCGGCGCAGCTGGCTTATGCGGAGGCGGACGACGAGATCGTGAGCCTGAGCGAGATCAGCAACCGGTTGACGGCGCTGCGGTACGCGGCGATCGCGCGATTGAGCAGCGAGTCGAGCATCATGCCGGCCAGGGACGTGCTGCGCACGGAGTGGGCCGAGCCGGTGTGGATTGTGCCGGAGATGCTGCCGTCGGGGATGGGGTTTCTGCACGGGAAGCCGAAGAGCGGCAAGAGTTGGCTGATGATGCAGGTGGCGTGCGCGAAAGCGACGGGCGGGCGCGTGTTCGACAAGAAGATCGATCCGGGACGGGTGTTATATTTCGCGCTGGAGGATCATCCACGCCGGTTGAAGAGCCGGGCCAATCGGCAGATGTGGCCGCATGATACGCCGATCGATTTTGTGTTGTTCGAGGCGTTTATACGGGAGTTCGGCAGCCTACTGGAAGGCGGGGCCGAACGGATTGCATATCTGATTGAGGCGCACGGGTATGCGCTGGTGGTGGTGGACACGTTCAGCAAGGCGATCGGGATGCACATGCGGAGCAGTGAGAGCAATGACGCCGGGGCGATCACGAAAGCACTGGCGGCGCTGCAAAGCCTGGCTCAAACGCAGAATGCGTGCGTGATGTTCATCGATCACCAGAGCAAGGCGACAAACCAGGAGAGCGGCGACGCGATCGGGGATGTATATGGATCGGTGGCGAAGGCAGCGGTCTCCGATGTGATGTGGGGGTTGTTTCGAGAGAGGGGAAAGATGGGGGCGACGCTGAACATCACCGGGCGCGACATCGACGAGGCGACGCTGCTGCTGAACTTTGATAAGGAATTTGGGTTGTGGAATTACGAGGGCGACGGGGCCGGGCTGCGGATGACCCAGCGCCGGCAGGAAGTGCTCGAGGCTGTCGAGAAATTGAAACGGGCGATGCTGCAGACGATCGCGGACTACGTCCGGCAGCCAAAAAGCCACACGCACGAGAGATTGAGCGATCTGGTTGCGAGCGGGTTGGTGAGAGAGGCAAGAGAGGGCGGCAATGTGTGGTATGAGCTGATGGAATGATTCTTTTATGTCGGTTACAGAAGTTACAGAAGTTCCAGAAGTTACACCCGTTACAGGTCGTTACAGATAGTTCGATGAGTTTATTGTAACGTGTTTTGATTGACTTATGCGTTTTTCTGCATTTCAGAAGTGATCGACCTCTAGATATTACCTGTAACTTCTGTAACTTCTGTAATCGACATAACAGGAATTTGCAAATGACGATTCGATCCGAGGTGAATTCGAAGTGGGGGGATGTTCTGGAGGTGTTTACGCCGGAGGAGCGGAAGATGCTGATCGAAGAGGCGGATCACCTGGCGAACGGGTTGAAATGGCTGTGTCCGACGGTGCGGATTTCGACGAACGGGGCGCTGGAGTTGTTGTTCAAGATGGCGCTGTTGATGGAGGATATGGAAGTGACTAAAGTGGGAAGTGGGAAGTGAGCTGGCAAACGAAATCTCGGAAAGGGGAACTGCGATGAGTGATGAAACGGCGATTACGATGACTGAGAAGCGATTGACGGAACTGGAAGGCCAGGTGCGGCGGGGCCTGGACAGTTTCGTCGCGGTGGGCAACGCGCTCGCGGAGATCAAGGCCCGGAACGGGTTCCGGCTGCGCGAGTGCAAGACGTTCGACGAGTATTGCGCGAAGACGTTTGGGTTCAGCGAGCGGAACGGGTACCGGATGATCGCGGCGGCAGAGACGGCGAAGAAGGTAGAGAAGGCCGTCGGCGAGCGGCCGCGGAACGAGGCGGCGGCGCGGGTGCTGCGCGAGGTGGCGCACGATCCGAAGTTGATCGAGCGGGTGAACGAGCGTCTGAAGAAGGCCGGACAGTCGGTGGCCACGGCGACGGCAGAGAAGATTCAGGAAGTGGTCGACAAGGTGAAGCCGCAGACGAAGCAGATGTTTGAGCAGACGAAAGAGCCGCCGAAGCCGAAGATGCCGACATTGAGTGATATGTGTCCGAAGTGCAAGCGAACGCCTGACACGTATCTGCATCTTCCAGACGGGTGGCACTGCGGGGCTGAGGACTGCAACGCGCTGGTGATGGTGGGGGTGATCGCAGTGGACGTGCGGGCGTGCCCGGAGTGCGGGGCGGCGATTTTGAGCGCGGACGCGGAGTTCTGCGAGATGTGCGGATGCATCCTGGAGGTGGCGGAATGAGTAAGAAGAAGTCAGTCGCCAGCAGTCAGAAGCCAGACGAGAAGGCGCTGACGATCATCACGACGATTCTGCCGCCGAAGAAGGGGGTGCGGCGGCTGGTGATCAGTGCGGCGCCGGAAGGCGAGATGCCGGTGGTGCTGACGGGGGCATTTTCCGATCGGCATGCGCTGATGGATCGGGCGTATGCGGCGGTGCTCCGGCGCGATCCGCAGGTGGTGACGGTGAAAGATATGATGACCGGCAATTCGAAGAGCATCACGGCCGACGCAGACGAGGAAGAGCCTGGTAATCGAGAGCCGGATAAGGATGAACCCTTTAAGGGAGAGGGGGAGGAGCTGCCGGCGATCGAGGGGGACGATGTCGCTGCGGAGATAAGTGACATTAGCTTGCCTGAGATTGCGGCAACGGACGAGGCAGCGGATAAACGGATTGACGATGCGTTCGATCTGAGTCTTGAGGCGGCGAGAGAGATGGATGCCAGTCTGCCGCACAAGCGAGATGATGACGGCGACGAGGTGGACGATGGCTAACAAAATCAAGTATGGCGATCGCGAGTTGGACATGGGGGAGTTGACGCTGGAGCAGGCGAAGCAGTTGATGGCGCGGCACTTCCCGGAGCTGGCGGATCCGCAGGTGGATAAGAAGGAAGCGAAGAATGGCGACGTCACGTACACGTTCACGAAGAAGGCGGGCCGAAAGGGGTAAAACCTCACCCCAACCCTCTCCCAAAGGGAGAGGGAGTGTGATTATTCGACTGCTGGCTGTGAAGCGGGGGAGGTTGGCGCCGCGCAGCGTGGAAGATGCGGCGATGGGGACGCTGCGCGGGAAGCGGTTGGCGGCATTGGAGCACGACATGCTCTCGATGCAGAAGAGCATCGTGCAGGTGAAGAATATCCGGGAGCAGCTGGCGGATGTGCCGGCGCTGACACAACGGGGAACGGTGCTATGACCGATAAAGCGGGTCATGCTATGACCGATAAAGCGGGTCATGCTATGAAGTTTGCGACGATTGCATTACCCAAAACGGCGGTGCGCTGTTCGTGGCTGCTGCGCCAGGCGGATATGCGCTGCAATCGCTTTGCGCGGCTGCTGGCGCGGCTCGATCCGGCGTGGCCGGTGGAGCACGCGCGCGGGCGGATGGCGGCCTATTATGGATTGCTGAATTATCTTAGCACGCTGTTCCCGGTGTTCGAGCCGTGGTTCGAGGATCCTGACGACGCGCCCGGCTGGGATGCGATGTACGAAGCGGGCGAGTTTGGGATTCCGGTCAATTTATACGGCCGCGACTATGACGAGCGGGATCGTGATGATCGGCACGCGGCGTTTGCGGCGGTGGAGTGGTTTGTGAGCGAGGATCGGCTGCGCGAAAATCCTGCGTACAGCGCGGAACTCGAATGCTACCCGGCGCTGAAAAAGATCGCGCACCAGGTGCGCGAGTTCGATACGCAGCATTATGAGCCGGCCTCGATTGCGCCGGTGCGCGGCCAGGTGTGGCGGCCGCCGTGGAACGGGCTGCCCGATCTGGTGAGATATTGCCAGATGGATACGGGTCTATTCTGGCTGGACAATTCGCACCTGGACGTGATGGAGAGCGGAGGAAGCTATCCGCCGTGGTCGATCGGGGAGATACGGGCGCTGGCCAGGGAGTGGGAACGCGCGAAACCGGTGTGGCAGCGCATCGAGGCGCTGGCTGATTACATCGACATCGATCCGCGGCCGCGCGTGCCGCTGCTGCTGTGGATTTTGAGCGGGGATGCGGAAGCGAAGGCGAGCATGCTGGTGAGAAAGAAGTGCGAAGTGTCTAAAGTGCGAAGTGTCTAAAGTGCGAAGTGGGAAGTGCGAAGTGGGAAGTGGGAAATGGGAAATGGGAAGTGCGAAGTGAGATGCAAAGCGCAGAAACAAATGCCTGACGAGGAATATGACAGAATCCCGCGCGTGACGGTGACGCTGACGGACGAGGCGTGCTGGATTACGCGGCACGATCGAACGGGCGCGCCGGCGCTGACATATCCGGCGGCGATCGGCGAGGTGTGCAATGCGTTCAACCAGTTCGGCGCATCGACCGGGCTACTGCCGCCGGACACGCTGTTCTGGTCGTCGCGCGGCGGTGTGCTGCACATCGGGGTGTGGCTATCGCCGGCGCGGCGAACGATCCGCCTGCAGGTGACGGAGGAGGTGGAAACGCTGACGGCGCCGCTGCCGGGCCTGATGGTGGTGGGGCAGGGTACGCAGTACAGCGTGTTCGCGCTGACGGAGCGGCCGACGACGGGCCGCGAGATGATGTATCAAGCGCCGCTGCCGAACGTGCACGAGAACGGGGCGGTGTGCGCGGGCAATGTGCAGTTCCCGGCGGCCAGCGCGGAGATGATGGGCCAGGCGGTGGCGCTGTTCTTCGAGAGCCTGTTCAACCACGATCTATCCGGCGGGAGGATTCGCACGGGAGAGCTGCTGCCGTTTCTGCGGAAACTCTCGCGCTCGAAGGCGGGCACTTTTCCGGCTGACCAATTGGTCGCCACGGGCGTGACGGTGAATGAGTTCATCCGCGGGAAGCGGGGGCAGGGCGCGATCGCGGAGGATGGGGAGTGGACGGAGGGCGATAATCTCGAACCGTATGCGGACGGGATTGATCCCTACGAGTTGGCATATGGTGAGGATGGAGAGGACGATGACCGATGAAGCGGATCATGCTATGAAGATCAGTGATGTGATCATGGCTGAAGACCTCACCCCCGACCCCTCTCCTGTAGGAGAGGGGAGTCTGCCGCCGATCGGGGAGGTGATGTATCAGTACGTGGTGGCGGGAAACGGGCTGTTCATCCGGGCGGAGGATTCGCGGATGACGGCGCTGGTGGAGATTGCGCCGGCGCAATTGAACGGGCTGGCGATCGTTGTGCCAGACGTGAGGATGAAGATCGAGCGGGCGTCGGACCGGTGGCTATGGTCGGTGCTGGCGAGCGCGCAGAAACGGATGCCGAATGAGGCGATGTATCAGTTCGTGTTTGACGAGATGCGCACCTGGCGGTGCGTGGCGCCGAAACAGAGAGCGTCGCCGACGGCGGTCGATTTCGACGATCGCGGTCACAGCGTGATCGATCTGCACAGCCACAATAGCATGGCGGCATTCTTCAGCGAGACGGACGATCGGGACGAGCAGGGATTGCGGTTCTACGCGGTGATCGGGCGGATCGACACGGATAGGCCGGAGATATTGGTGAGGGTGGGGGTGTACGGGCATTTTATGGAGGTGCCGGCGGACATGGTGTTTGAGGGACTGGGGCCGTTTGTGGATCGGATGGAGGACCTCACCCCCGACCCCTCTCCTATAGGAGAGGGGAGCGACGATCTAATCGTGGGGCCGATGTGGGGGTGTGCGTTGTATGCGAAAGACAAGACAGGCGATACGCAGATTCTGGCGATGATGATCGCGGCGACGGACGAGAAGGACGCGCTGGAAGCGGCGATGGATGAGGCGCACAGCACGTGGCCGGAGTATCAGGGGTTCAGCGGGCACGATTGCGCGGTCATTTATGCGCACGAGTAGGAGGAATGTCATGGGAATGGAATCAAGCATGAGCAATCTTCTTACTTCCACGGCTTCACCGGTGACGCTGCGCGTGGTGGATTTCAAGCGGGTGTATCTGACGCTGGTCGGGTGCGGCGGGACGGGGAGCCATATGGCGAGCGGGCTGGCGGCGATCGCGCAGGCGCTGCAGGAGAAGGGCGTGGCGGTAGAGATGCTGTTCGTCGATCCGGATCGGGTTGAGCCGAAGAATGTGGGGAGGCAGTTGTTTAGCCTGGTCGACGTGGGCGAATACAAGGCCGAGGCGCTGGCGGGGAGGTTGAACGCGGCGTTCGGGATGAGGATTATGAGCGCGGTGAGGAGGGTGGATGTGTTGGACCTCACCCCCGGCCCCTCTCCTGTAGGAGAGGGGAGAGGAGAGGGGAGAAGGGAGCTGTATATCGTGATTGGGGCGGTGGATAATGCGGCGGCGCGGGTGGTGATGGCGCGGGCGGTGAAGAGTGCGAACGGGGCGCTGTGGTGGCTCGATTGCGGCAATGAAAACCACAGCGGGCAGGTGTGCATCGGGAATGTGGCGCAGAAGGGCGCTATGCACGGTGCAATCGCGCTGGGGATGGTGGATCGGCTGCCGGGGCCGAGCGTAGTGTGGCCGGATTTGGTGAAAGGCCCTCACCCCCGGCCCCTCTCCCGTGCGGAAAAGCGCGCACAGGAGAGGGGAGAGAGCTGCGCGGAGTTGACGGCGGCGGGGGAGCAGGGGCTGATGGTGAACCGGTTAGCGGCGGCGTGGGCGTTGGCGATGCTGCATGATTTCGTGGTGACGCGGGACCTGCGGTATTTCGCGGTGGCGTTCGACCAGGTGTGGGGCGGGGTGCGGACGTACAGCATCGATGCGCCGACGATCGCGGAGGTGTGCGGGTTGACGGTTAGTGACATGCAGGTAAAGGCGAAGAAGGAACGCAGGCGGAGGGATGAAGGATGAATAAATCCAAGAGCAGTACAACGAAGGGGCCGTGGAGAATCGGGTTGCCAGAATGCATCGGAGTTTTCAGCGCTCCGATCAATGTCCATGACATGAAGCAGGAAATCTTGCTCGCGGACTGCGGAACATGGAGACGCGATAGCCAGGTGATCGAGCTGGAGGAAATGAAGGCAAATGCGTTGCTGATGACGTCAGCGCCGGAGTTGCGCGATTTATTGGTCGAGTGGCGCAACACACCATTTTTCGAGACGCGCGAGGAATGGGAAGCATGGGTGGCAGATTTCGGAATGCGGGTCGATGCGATACTGAAGCGAGGTATATTATGAGCGAAGAGAAGCACGGACTCGCACGAACGCTCGACCAATTGGTCAAGCGGGCGGAGGAGCATCCCGGCCAGGCGCAGCGGCAGCCGTTGGCGCATGGCCTGCGGGTGGACGTGATGGTGAAGGACGGGCAAACCTACCTACAGATTTCGCGCGATAGCACGTGGCCCAGCGCGAGGGAATGGGGCACAGTGACGCGGGATTTTCCATCGCCGGTTCCGAATGTGGCGGCGAAGCGGATCCATGATGGACACCGGTATTATCTGAAGGCGCAGTGGGCGACGGTGCACGCGGATGCATTACCCCTCACCCCCAATCCTTCTCCCAATGGGCGAGGGGAGGAAGGGCAGGGGGTAGTGGAGTATGCGCTGCTGTTGGCGCTGGTGACGATTACGGTGCTCGTGATTCTAGCGCTGGTCGGGCCGGCGGTGGGAAATGTATTCTCGAATTTGTATGTCGGGATATAGTGCAGCTAACCCTCATTAGATACGCAGTAACCATGACGACATTTACGATCGGGAAAGCGGAGCAGGGCGCTGTCAAAATCGACCTGGCGCGGCTAGTGGATACGCGGATGCTGATCCAGGCGAACAGCGGCGGCGGGAAGAGCTGGCTGCTGAGGTTGATGTGCGAGCGGACGGCGGGCAAGGTGCAGACGATCGTGCTCGATCCGGAGGGGGAATTTGCGACGCTGCGCGAGAAGGTGGATATGGCGCTGGTGGGGCAGGGGGGCGAGCTGGCCACGGACCTGCGATCGGCGGCGCTGCTGGCGCGGAAACTATGCGAGGTCGGCATCAGCGCGATCGTCGATCTGTACGATCTGAAGCTGCACGAGCGTCGCGAGTTCGTGAAGCGATTCCTGGAAGCGCTGATGACCGTGAGGCGCGACCTATGGCATCCGCTGCTGGTGGTGCTCGATGAGGCGCACGTGTTCGCGCCGGAGAGAGCGGCCGGCGAGTCGGTGGCCACCGAGGCCGTCATCACGATGATGAGCCAGGGCCGGAAGCGGGGCTTTGCGGGAATCCTGTCCACCCAGCGCTTGAGCAAGCTGCACAAGGATGCCGCGGCGGAGTCGAATAATGTGGTGATTGGGCGTACCTGGCTCGACGTGGATCAACAGCGGGCGGGCGATCTGCTGGGGATGAACAAGGCCGATCGCCAGGCGCTGCGCGATCTGGACCCGGGCGAGTTCTTCGCGTTCGGCCCGGCGCTGAGCGGGCACGGGGTGGTGCGGTTCCGATCGGACGAGGTGGAGACGACGCATCCCAAGGCCGGGCAGAGACACCTGCTACAAGCGCCGCGCGCTTCGGAGAAGATCCGCGAGGTGGTGGCGCAGATCGGCGATCTTCCGAAACAGGCCGACGAGGAGGTGCGAACCATCGAGGCGATGCAGAAAGAGATTCATCGCTTGAAGCGCGAGATGATGGCGCGGTCTGCGCCGACGCGACCGGTTCAGACGGCGCAAGCCGTGCCGAAGATCGAGACGATCGTCGAGCGGGTGGAGGTGCCGATATTTCGGGATGGGGAAGTCAAGGCGCTGGAGGCGGTCAGTGACCAATTGGTCGGTGTGGGGAACCAGTTGATCGGGGTGAGTCGGGCGATTACGGAGGCGGTTCAGGCGGCGACGAAGATTAGACCCTCAGCCCCGGTGATTAGACCCTCATCCCCAACCCTTCTCCCTAATAGGGAGAAGGGCGTGGCCCTCACCCCCACCCCGCTCCTCCCCCATTCGCAAACGGCGCGAACAGGGGAGGGAGAGAGGTTGCCGAGGGCAGAGCGGGCGATCTTGACGGTGCTGACGCAGTACCCGGATGGCCGGACGCTGAACCAGGTGGCGATCTTGAGCGGGTATGCGATCGGGACGGGCGGATTCAACAATGCGATCGGGGCGCTGCGATCCAGACGGTATATCCACGGCGGCCGGGAGCACCTGCAAATCACAGATGATGGACTGGATGCGCTGGGGCCGGTTGAACCGCTGCCGGCGGGGCAGGATTTGATCGATTACTGGCGGCGTAAACTGAGCAAGGCCGAGCGGGCGGCGTTCGACGTGCTGATCGAGATTTACCCGGCGGAGATCGAGCGGGACGCCCTGGCGGAGCGGGCGGGGTATGCGCCGGGGACGGGGGGAATCAATAATGCGATGAGCAGGCTGTGCACGCTGGAGTTGGCAGTGCGGGACGGGAAGCGGCTGCGAGCGAATGGAACGCTGTTTGAATAAGAGGTATTAGCTGCGCAGCGACAAACGTCATGCCGGGCGGGGTGCAACCTGGCACCCATCGGGTGCAGCCAGTGGGTTAGTGGTTGACTTTGGCGGGGGTCGTATTATACTGGTGGTATGGTGACGGTGCTGATCGGTGGTGAGAGGCACGAGTTGACGGGACGGCTGGCGGAGATGATCGCCTGGCTTGTGAAACGCGCCGAGCTGATCCAGGTTGGATCGGTGGGGGTGCGTTTTTCGTTCCGGGGCAGGCATTTGACGGCGGTGATTGAGAAAGAGGAGACGATCAGCGGGTTTTAAGTGTGAAGTGACTAAAGTGCGAAGTGTCTAAAGTGGAATAGCGGTATCTGTGCGGATCTAAAAGGCGCCGTGCCCCTGCGGGGGGTGACGGCGCTTTTTTATTTTCTCAGGAGGAACCAACATGCAGCAATTGACACCGGCAACTCTCTCTGCGATTCTGGCTGGTCTGATTTCGATCCTCGCTACGCTCATTCCAGGTTTCCGGGTGTGGTTCGCCGGGCTGACCGAGGAGGTCAAGCAGTCGGTGATGGCGATCACGACGGCCGTCGTCGCGGTCGCGGTTTATTTGCTGGCCTGCACGCCGGGCACCGGATTTACGTTTGTTTCCTGTCCGGCGGGCGGAATCTGGGAACTGGCCGGCGTGATCGTTTTGGCGTGGACGGCGAACCAGGGCGTCGATCGGATCATCCCGAAACCGGCGGATGTGAAGGCGGCGAAAGCAGCATTGAAGGCGGCGAGCTGAGGCTCGCCGTTTGTCGTTATGAGCAGGCCGGGGCTGTCGAATGGGGCGGGTTGAGAGAGACGTGTCGAATTCAAGTGACGGTGACGAACGGGGCGGGCTGTATGCGGATGTGGGCTGCGCGACGCGGGATGTGATTCCGGTGGCGGCTGCGGCGGTCTTCGTGTGCGGCGTGGGCATCACGCTGGCGGTTGTGCTGGTGGTGCGGATCGTTCGCGTAGTGAGTGCAGTATCAGCCGAGCAGGGGAGAGGCTGAAAAGTAGAAGTTGACTTTTTCTACTTTTGGGAAGTCGGTCAGGATGCCGAAGCGAACGAAGAAGACGAATCCACATGAGCCAAAAACACGGCGAACCACTCAGAAGCGAACGAAGGCCGCAACGGCATTTCCGGCTTCTAAGCAGACGCCGGGACAGCCCAAAAGCCGCGAGGCGTTCGCCGCATTTGAAGCGCATCACGAGGTGTGCGGATGGTGGGACGATTACGCGCATCTGCGCAATGAGGGGTTTACGTGGCGAGTCGCGGCCTACATCGCCTGGGCGTCGAGTCCGACGCAGCGGCGCTGGCCGGCCACGCTGAAGGAACTGGCGAGCGTGCTGGGGCTGCGGTCCGACAAGGTCATTTACAAATGGCGCAAGCTGTACCCGGCGATCGAGGAGCGCGTGATTTTGTTCCGGTCGGAGGCGCTGCTGCTGTACCGGCGGGATGTAATCAATGCGCTGATCGACGTGGCCTCGACGGCGATACCGGAAGGACATCAGGATCGGAAACTCTATTTTGAGATGGTGGGAGATTACCGGCCGCGGGCGGCGTTGAATTTGAGCGGGCCCAACGACGGGCCGATCGAAACTGTGGCGTGGAGCGAACTGGCGCAGCTGGACAATGACGATCTCGACCGACTTATCCATAATCTTGAAACGGCGCTACGCGGCCAGCCTGATGGAGAAGGCCAGCCGGCAGAGGGACAGCCGCGCGGAGAAGGGCAGTCACATGGAACTGTCCCAACAGGTGGGCAGCCGCAAGGGACTGCCCCTACTGGCGTGGACGATCATGCACCGGAGAAATCTGATTCCTGAGCGGCCGTTCGATTTAAGGCAGCATGCGTACCTGGCCGGCATTTACGGCTGCACGGCGCAGCAGGTGGTAATCGACAAGGCAAGCCAGATGGGCGCGAGCGAGTATCTGATTTCGACGGCGTTCCACGCGGCAGACCAACGCCAAGCGACGGTGCTGTACGTGATGCCGACCGATCGAGTGATTAGCGATTTCTCATCGGCGCGGGTGGGGCCGGCACTCGAGGCGAGTGATTACCTGAAGGCCATCGTGGTGGAGGGCGGCGATAAACGCGGAGCCGATCGGGTGACGCTGAAGCGCGTGCGGAAGCGGTTCATTTATTTTCGCGGCGGGCAGGTCGATCCGAGCGGCCTGGCCGATCAATTGAAGACGGTGGACGCCGACGTGTTAATCGTCGACGAAGAGGATGAGATGGACCCGCGCGCGATCACGATCGCAGAGAAACGATTGGGGCACAGCGCGATCGCGGAGGTGCGCAAGGTGAGCACGCCGACGTATCCGGGGCGCGGCATTCACGCGGAGTATTTGCACAGCGACCAGCGCGAGTGGTTCGTGCGCTGCACTTCGTGCGGCGAATGGCAGGTGATGACGATCCGCTCGATCGTGACGGAGTTCGATCAGTTGGATCGGCCGGTGCACTGGCACGGCCAGGCAGAGGGGCGCGCGTTTGTCGCCTGCCAGAAATGCCAGAAAGAGATCGATCGGCTGGGGACGGGGCGCTGGGTGGCCACGCAGGCGGGCCACGTCGCCGGATTCCACGTGACCAAGTTCATGAGCCCGGCGATCAAGCTGCTGGAATTGGTGCAGACGCTGCAAGAGGTGGACGAGACCAAGCGCAAGGAATGCTTCAATCAGGACCTGGCCGAGCCGTACACGCCGCGCGGCGGGCAATTGAGCGACGAGGTGCTGGACGCCTGCCGGCGGGATTACGCGCACGGCGCGCGGGCCAAAGAAAAAACGTGGATGGGCGTGGACGTGGGGACGTTGAAGCACGTGGTTATCCGGGGTCCGATCGACGCGGAGACGGGCGAGCGGCCGCAGCGCTGGGCGGGCGCGATCGATTCGTTCGAGGAGATAGGGAATCTGATCAAGCGCTTCCACGTGCAGGTGTGCGTCATCGACGCGCTGCCTGAGACGACGAAGGCGCGCGAGGTGCAGGCGGAATTTCCGCCGGGCGTGGTATGGCTGGCCTATTACAGCCAGACGAAGATCGGATCGAAACTGATCGAGCCGATCGCGCCGGACGTGGATAATGGCGTGGTCAATCTCGATCGGACGCGGACACTCGACGCGCTGTTCGCGGAATTCGTAGATCAGACGGCGACCCTGCCCGCGAATTCCAGGGATGTGAAAGATTATTACGACCACCTGAAGGCGCAGGTGCGCGTGATCGAGAATGGGCCGAACGGCGTGCAGATCGCGCGTTACATCCAACAGGAAGGAAAGCCCGATCACCTGGCGCACGCGGAGAATTATTGCCGGGTTGCGCAGCACATTCCGATTGAGGCGAAGGCAGGAACGGCGACGGCGAAGGCGGTGGTGGTGACGGCGGAGCAGATGGGATTATAGGTGTTTTTATTCAGCACCTAACGCATATTAGGTAAGCAGAAGTTGGAAGTGACTAAAGTGTGAAGTGCGAAGTGACTAAAGTGCGAAGTGAGAAGTTGGAAGTGACTAAAGTGTGAAGTGTGAAGTGCGAAGTGACTAAAGTGCGAAGTGGAGGGCAAGATGGCGACTCTATCGAAGAGCATCAGCAGCAAGGCGTGGGGCGACGTGGATAAGACGGCACTGGGGAATGCCGTGGGGAAGGCCTTCGCGAGCGGCGACATCACGCGGGCACAGATCAAGCAGGTCTATTTGTACGTTCCCGACGAGGCCTTCGACAAGGACGCCGACGGGAACCCGGTGTTCAAGCATTCGCTGTGCAAACTTCCGGTTGCGGAGTTTTCAGGCGGCGCGATCACGACCAACCGCAACGGGGTGCACGCGGCCGCGGCGGCGATGGCCGGCGGGCGGAACATGCCGGATATGCCGGATGCGGCGATGACCACGGCCAAACGCCGGCTGCGCGGGCTATACCGCAAGATGAAGGAGACGGTGCCGGATTCTCTGAAAGAGTCCGCGCTGGCGATCGGGCGCGGGCGACCGTTCGAGGAACTGGTGAAGGGCTCGGTCGAGTACACGATGACCGAACTGCGCGATGCGTTCGAGGCGGCGTTCAAAGTGCCCTCGCCCTACAGCGGCACCCTGTTTTGTCCGTGGTCGATCGTGGATACCTTTGCCGACTCGATCGTGGTGCGGGCCTGGGGCGAGTGGAACGATCTGGCGCCGGATGAATACTACCGGGTGACGTACAGCCGGGACGCGGCCGGCGCGTATACGTTCGCGGCAGAGGATCAATGGGAAGTGGTCGAGTTGACGTATCAGCCGCAGAGCGCGCAGGCCACGAGTGAGCCGGCGCCCGTCGGCGAGGCGCGCGATCGCAAAGATTTGAAACGGATCAGCGAACAACTGACCGGCAGCCTGCAATTCGTCGAAGGCCGCACGATCAAGGCCGGGCGGGTGATGACGGCCAACACGACCAACGGCAACCGGCGCCGCTATCCGGCGGCGGTGCTGCGCGAGGCGACGACGCGCCTCAAAACTCATTTGCATGAAAGCGCGGGGCAGGGACGCCTGCGCGTTCAGGTGTTAGGCGAAATCGATCATCCTTCCGATAAGGGCAAACAACCCTCGCTGCTTGAGACCGTTTTCAAATGGGACGAGGTGGACTTCGACGGCGATCACGTCTCCGTCGCGGGCCACATCCTGGAGACGGCCAAGGGGCGCGACGTGCTCGCCTTGGTGGAAGGCGGCGTACAGATCCCGCTGAGCATGCGGGGATACGGCGACTCCAAGATCATCAAAGAGAACGGGCAGTCCGTGGAAGAGGTGACGTACCTTGAGATCACCGGCTTCGACGGCGTGGTGGAACCCGGCTTCGAGTCGGCCGTCGCGATCGTGGAATCTCAAAATCAAACTACGGAGGATGAGAAAATGACTCTCGAAGAGCTGAAGAAACTGATCGGGGAGAATCCCGATCTGTTCAAGGGCCTCATCAAAGAGGACCTGGACAAGATGGGCGCCGACGCGCTGAAGGCGCTGGAAGAGCGCGTGCGCGGCATGTTGGGCATCGAGGCCAATGCCGATCTGGGCAAGGCGCTGCAGGAAGCGGTCGACGCGAAAAAGCAGTTGGAAGAGCAGAAGCACAAGGCGACGATCGAGGCGGCGATCACGGAGGCGACGAAGGGCCTGCCATATGGCGATAACATCAACAAGGCGTTCGTCGAGGCGGTGCGCAGCGCGAATCCGCAGGACGAGAAGGCCGTGAAGGCGATCGTGGAAGCGAAGCGCAAGGAATACGACGCGATCGCGGCCGAGGCGCGGCTGGCAGCGATGGGACGGCGCGGCAGCAGCAACCTGATCGTCGCGCCGGTGCTGGAGAGCGAACTGGGCATCCCCGAGTTCGCGCGCGGCATGCACGAATTTACCGAGGCGCTGGTGAAAGCCGGCCACACCCAGCGGCGCGACTTCCGAACGCCGAAGACGGTGAACGAAGCCTGGACGGCCAGGCTGCTGGAGCGGTTCGACGCCCTGCACGAGGCCAAACTCAAGCAGGAGTCGCGGCTGCTGCAAGAGGCCGAGCAGACCAGCGACCTCAACCTGCCATACAGCGTGAGCCGCACGATCATCGCGGCCGTAGGACCGCAATTGATTGCGGTCTCGGTGTTCGACGCCGCGCCGACGGACCAGAACCCCACGCGGGTGTTCTACGAATCGTATGCGCACGAGACGGGCGTGACGACGGTCGTCACGGACGAGAGCGTGGTGACGGCGCACGATACCTGGGTGGCGCTGGATTACAAACGGCTCACACCCGGAACGGTGGTGGTGACGAGTTCACCGGCCGGCACGACCTACGACGAAAACGACGACTTCATCATCGACTACGCCAACGGCAAGTTGATGACGCTGAGCACGGGCACGATCGGGGCGGCGGACACGGTGCTGGTGGATTACACCTACAGCGCGATCCGCAAGGGCGAGATGCAGCCAATCGAGCGGGGCAAGGGGCAACTGGCGTACATCGACACGGCCTGCGAGGCCGACCGGCTGGCGACGCAGATCAGCAACGAGGCGGTGTTGTACGCGCGCTCGCAGGTGGGCTGGGACGCGGTGACGCGCACGCTGAGCATGCTGATCGATCAGGTCAAGCGCAAGATCGACCAGGGCATTTTATATATGGGCCTGTCCGCAGCGTTGAGCGTGGCGAACAACAGCGGCGGCACGTGGAACAGCGGCGCGAGTCCGCTGGACTACGCCGACCTGGTTGCCAAAGTGGGTGTGGCGCGGGTGAAGGTGACGAACCGGTACTACAAGCCGACGGGCATCGTGATGAGCACGACCATGAGCGACACGGCCGCGAACTGGGAGAATTTCACGGCCAGCGGCGCGCGGCCCGACCAAGACATCAACGCCGAGGGATACGTGGGACGACTGAAGGGCCTACCGGTGTTTGAGACGACGGAGTTCACGGACGACTTCATCCTGGTGGCGAACCGGGAGCTGGTCGCCTATCGCGTCTTCAGCCCGATGGTGCTGAAGGGGCCATTCCCCTCGTTCGATACTTCGACGTTGAAGTTGTTGGCGGCGGAGCAGTGGTACGAGGAAGAGCACAATGCGACGGTTGCGCCAGTACCCGAGAAGGGCAGCTACGTGCGCATTAGCTAATGCGGCGCGTCGTCAAGTCATCTCTAGTCACGGGGTGCCTGTGCGCACCCCGTCCATCCAATTGGAGGATTACCATGAACTTCAGAATCAATGGGCGCGTGTTGGCAGTCGTATTGGTGACGCTTCTCATGGCCGCCACCCTGGTGGGCGGCGTGTTGGCGTCGGGCACCGGGCCGGGCACGCCGGAGAATGCCAGCGGGGTATCGCGCTGGTCGACGTCGATCACGCTCTATCCATCGACGGTGATCACGACCGATGCGGTGAGTTACAGCGCGAGTCCGCGAACCATCAGCGGACTGGACGTGAGCCAGACGGGCGGCTATGCGACGGCGGACGTGTTTGTGACAACCGACCTGTCGGGGACAGCCGCCATCACGCTCACTCCACAGTTCAGCACAGACAGAACGAACTGGGCGGACGCCTCGTTTACGTGGGTATCGGACACTATCAATACGGGCAGCTATGCCCTGGTGTTCACCGCGGACGGCACGAAATATCAACAGATACCGCTGGCCGGGCTGTATCTGCGTTATTCGATCAACGTGGTGGGCCTGGGCACGAATGAGGATGTGACCGCGACCATCAAGCTGGTGTACAAAGACTACTAGGAGGGCACATGGTCACAGTGAAAAACATCGGCGTGAGGGGCGTGCCATTGAACAGGCAGTTCATCTATCCGGGCGAGCATCGCACCGTGACGGCCCTAGCGCTGGAGCGAGCCGAGAAAGCGCATCCGGGATACTTTAAGGTGCTGTCGTCTACGGAAGATGCGCCTATCAACGCGCCGCCACTCAGGCCGGAATCGAGTCCGCCGATCCTGAGCGATAGCGGCGCCGTGAGCGAGGATCCACCCAAGCCGGCGCGGGGACGCGGGCGGAGCGGGACACGCCCGGCATCGGTGATGGATGCCGGATCGGACGAGGAGTAACCTCACCCCCAACCCCTCCCCTACAAGGGGAGGGGAGTAGCACAGCTAACCGCCATTAGATAGCGAAGATTATGGACCTTTCAGATCTCGTCAGTCGTCTCACCGCCGATGTGCCGGCGCGGAACAGCGTGCCGTCGAGCGGGCAATATGAGCAATGCGTGAAGGACGGGGTGCACGATTTCAACCGGCGCGCCTCGACGATTAAGATCACGACGATCAATGTGGTTGGTGGGCAGGCCGATTACACGTTACCGGATGATTTCGTGAAGTGGGTCGATCTGGCGATGCCGCTGGCGAGCGCCGGCGTGCTCGTCACCGGGGCAGGCCTGGTGCCGGTGCCGCCGAATTGGAGCGAGCAGCAGACGATCGTGGGGTTGACGCTGACGCTGGTCCCGACGCCGACGTATAGCGGGGCGCGACAGCTGCGCTATGGGGCGGGGCACGTGCTTGACGAGAGCGAGACTTACCCGGTGATGTCAGAGGAGATTGCGACGATCGTGCTGCTGAAGGCATCCAGCAAGGCGCTGACGCTGCAGGCGACGGCGGCGGCGCGCGAGGCGTGGCAGTATACGATCGGCGAGGAGCGGGTGAGCAAAGAGAAACTGGCGGCGGAGTTCCGCGCACAGGCGGAGAGTTACGAGCGGCAGTATGAGGATGCGATCCGCGTGCATCGCGGGCATATCGTGACGGCAGGATAATGGTCTCATGCAAAGATGTCTCACGCAACGGGAAAGAACACCGCATGTGAGCCGCAAAGATGCAAAGGGGAAATAGGAAAGAGACATGCTGAGCGCCGACGATTTGACGCAGATGCAGGCGGATGCAGTGATCATCCGCGACGATAACGACGTGTCGATCACGATCCGGCGGGGCAGCACGACGCTGGCCGCGCAGACGGTGCGCCTGGAGTTGCTGGGCGCGGGACGCGGGCAGCGAGTCGACGCCGGGCCGACACAGGAGTATCGATCGCATGTGATCGTGTTCGGCGCGCCGGCGTTGAACATTCAGGTCGAGGACCGGTTCACGGCGAGCGGGGTGCTGTACCGCGTGATCGAAGTAAGCCCGAACCGGCAGGCGGCGACACAGGCGCAGGCGGAGAGGGTGGAATGAGACGTGAGCCGGGATTAGGGATCAGGGATCAGGGATCGGGATGATACGGCTATGGGATTGATCGATCGCATCACGAACCTGTTCAAGCAACGGCAGCCGGCTGCGGCGCCGACGACGATCGAGGAGCATCCGACGCCGACGCGGCCGTTCGACGGGGCCGAGTTGTTCCGGGTGGAGCGCGAGCGATCGGCCATTATCGAGGCGTGTCGCGAGATGTACCGCGGCGATATGCGTGTGAAACGCATCATCGGGACGCTGGCGCGTGACGCGGTGCGCGGCGGGTTCGAGGTGCAGAGCCAGGATGCGCGCGCGGTAGAGGCGGCCACGGCGATGATCACGCGCGTGAAGATGCTCGATCGATTGGACGACTGGATGCGGCTGGCGCTGCGCGACGGCGACATGCTGCTGGAGATCGGGGTCAACGCGCAGGCGGAGATCACGGTATTGACGCGCAAGCCGACGCTGGAGATGCGGCGCAACTCGGATGTGTTCGATCAATTCGCGGATCCGCTTAGGGCGTTCTGGTGGTCGGACCAACTGTGGATGGGTCAGAATGCGCCGAAAGAGGCGATCTGGTTTGCGCAGTGGCAGATCGTGCACGCGCGCTGGGCGCACGACGAGGGGCAGCGCTACGGGACGCCGCTATTTGCGGAGGCGGTGAAAGCCTATCGACGGCTCGACCAGGGCGAGACCGACATCGCGATCCGGCGCAAGACGCGGGCGGGGATGCGGTATCACCACGTGGTAGAAGGCGACGAGGCCGACATCGAGCGCTACAAGACGCTCAACCAGGCGGCGCTCGATCAGCCGTTCGCAGCGAAGATCGATTTCTTCAGCAACAAAGAGGGCGGCATCAGCACGATTCAGGGCGATGCGAACCTCGACCAGATCGGCGACGTGATGCACCACCTGCGATCGTTCTGGACGGCCTCGCCGATCCCGATGAGTTTGATCGGGTATGGGGAGGACCTCAACCGCGACATCCTGAACGAGCAAAAGGAACAATACGACGATGATTTGCCGACGATCACGAAGTGGGTGGAGGATGAGATCGTGCGGCCGGTAATCGATTTGCAATTATTGCTGGCGGGCATCCTGCCGGAGAGCGCCGATTATACGCTGGCCTGGGCCAAGCGGAAGGTGTTGACGCCGACGATGCTGCGCGATCTATCCGACGCGGCCCTGCGGCTGCGGGCGTTCGGGCTGGACGATCAGATCATCCTGACGCTGATCGGGCAGTTCATTCCCGACGTGGATTTGAGCCAGGTGGTGCTGGGCGGCGGGGACGTGGAGCGGTTGGCGGCGCAAGGAAGTGACTAAAGTTGGAAGTGGGAAGTGTCTAAAGTGAGAAGTGGGAAGTGTCTAAAGTGGGATTGATGACGACGATCACGGAAGCGGCAGGGAAGACGATCGGGGATATTTCGATCGGGCAGGTGGGGAAGACGCAGCAGATGGCGCTGGCGCGGCTGCACCTGTACTCGATCGGGGAGACGCATCGGATTTTTGCAGAGGCATCGACGAAGATGCGGGCCGCGGTGATCCAACACGCTTCATCGAACACGCTGGACGGGCTGGGGCTGATCCGGGCGCACGAGGCGGCGCAGCGCATCTGGATCGCGGCGTACAAGGAGTGGAACGCGGCACTGACGGAGTGGTTGAGGACTGCGGCGGCGATCCCGTTCGGGACATGGGCGGTGCTGCACGATCGGTTTTTTCTGCCGCAATATGAGAAGGCACAACGGGCGATCGAGGAGGGGCGCAGCAGCACGCTCGAGTACGTGTTCAATCCGCAGCACCAGGCGGTGCTCGACGCCGCTTATCAGAGGGTGTATGCCGACGGCATTCCGCTGAGCACACGAATCTGGAACCTCGATCATGCGTCGCGCGCGGGGATCGACCAGGTGATCTATACCGGCGCGGCGAACGGGGCGAGCGCGTGGGACATCGCGCAGCAGTTGGAGCAATACCTCGGCGCGTCACAGGGTTGTCCGAGATGGACGCGGACACGGCTGTACAAGCTGACCAAGAAAGAGATCGCCGGCGGGCGGCGGACGGGGTTGTATAGCGGGGCGGAGTGCAAGGGGCAGGGCGTGGCTTATAAGGCGCTGCGCCTGGCGCGCAATGAGATTCAGACGATCCACCACATGGCGACGGATCGGGTGATGCAAGCGCTGCCGTTCGTGCAGGAAGAGCAGATTCATTTGAGCAGCGGGCATCCGGTGGACGACGAGTGCGACCAGGTGGTGGCCGGCGGGCCGAAGGGCGGGGGGGTGTATCCGAAGGGGACGATCAGTTTGCCGATTCACGTGCAGTGCCTGTGTTACAAGACGGCGGTGTTGATTAAGCCGGAGGAGTTGACGACGAAGTTGCGCGGCTGGATGGACGGATCGCAGGCGTGGCCTGAGATGGACGGGTACGCGAGCGCGATCGGAGGCGATCCGTTGGTGAGTCTGGCGAAGATGAGGCTGGCGCAGGATTTGACGGAGTGGGCGTTTGGGGATCCGTATAGTGGGTAGTGGGAAGTGCGAAGTGGGAAGTGACTAAAGTGCGAAGTGGTGAGAGATGACGACGATCGCGCAGAGCATCAAATCACTATTAGCTGCTGATAGTTCTCTGACGGCGCTGGTGACGGGCGGAATTTATGCGGCGGAGGACATCGGCGAGATTACGCGGCAGAGCGCGCCGGCGGCGTTCGACGCGAACAAGGAAATCCTGCCGTGCCTGCTGATCAAGGTGGACGGGGAGGCGGATATTCCGCCGCACCGGACGGGCAGCCGGATGATGGTGAGCATCTTCGGGTATCAGCGCAGCGGGCACGCGACAATCGTGGCGGCGCTGGATAAGGTGTACGTGGACCTGCACCGGCAGAAGTTGAGCGGGCAGCGGGTGTGGGAGGTGCGGCACGCGAACGACATCCACGACGAAGAGGATCAGGGCTTGCAGTGCTCGATGGATGTGAGCCGGTTTGAGGTGTACCGGTTGAGGTGAGAAAGCAGGGATTGGGGATCGGGGATCAGGGATCGGGGATCGGGAATGAATTCAAGCACATCGAAAAGAGGCCTTAAGAAGGGATAAGCATGACGCTCTCATTTTTGGGATTTTTCGAGCCGTTGGATGGGTACGGGGAGGCGACGATCGAGATCGGGCGGGCGCTGAGGGCGCTGCAGCCGGAGGTTCACGTGATGGATATGCGTCCGCCGGAGGGCAACCGCAAGGGATTGCCCCAACAGGACGAGGAAGATCTGCGGTATTGGGACGTGCGGCCCGGCGCGGCGCTGGCGCTGTGCGTGCCGAGGTGGTATCCGCTGATCGACGCGGGGACGCTGGCCGGCTACACGATGTTCGAGGCGACGCGGCTGCCGGCGGGCTGGGCGGAGGCGATCGAGCGGCGGTGCGACCAATTGGTCACGCCGAGCGAGTGGTGCGCGGAGATGTTCCGCGCGAACGGGATCACAAAGCCGATCGCCGTGGTCGAGTTGGGATTGAACCTCGACGATTACTTCCCGATCGAACGCGCGATCGACAAAGAGGTGTACACGTTCGTGTGGTCAGGCACGCCGGACCTGCGCAAGGGATGGGACGTGGCGTATCGCGCGTTCCGGCTGGCGTTCGGCGATCGCACGGACGTGCAGCTGGTGCTGCACTTCCGCGAGGCGCTGCCGGGCAATCCGAAGTTCGCGGATCAGAACGTGAAGGCGCTGATCGGGAAACTCGATCGCTACGCCTGGCGATCGCTGCTGGCGCGCGCGGACTGTTTTGTGTTTCCATCGCGCGGCGAGGGGTGGGGCCTGCCGCCGCGCGAGGCGGCCGCGACGGGGCTGCCGGTGATCGCAACCAACCACGGCGGCCTGGCCGTCGATTGCGAACGTTGGGCGCTGCCGATCCCGATCACGAGGTTCTCACCGGCGGCGTATGGCTGGTGGGACGCGGGGACGATCGGGGAGTGGGTGGAACCGGACGTGGAAGCGTGCATCGTGAGGATGCGGTGGTGCATTGAGCATCCGAGCGAGGCCAGGCAGTTCGGGAAAGAGGCGGCGCAGTGGTTGAGCGGGCGCACGTGGGGCGACGTGGCGGAAGATTTGCTGAGGGTGGTTGGGTAACCCTCACCCCAGCCCTCTCCCTAAAAGGGAGAGGGAGTTAGGAGGCTGGATGATCACCATCACGAGTGTACGGATTGTTTATCTGCGGGCGTTTGGCGAGCGGATTGTCGATCGGTTCAGGTGGTCGGCGGAGAACGGTTACACGGCGACGGTGGATAATCTGGCCGTCGCGGCGAACCTGTTGACGTATCCGCGGCCGGATTTTGCGCTGTCGCCCGACGAACCCTTGTTGTCGAGTTACACGGCCGAGGAGATCGTGCAGGCCGTGATCGATCAGGCGTTGTCCGGTTCTGCGGCGACGGACAGTCCTGCACTGGAAAAACCGCGCCGCAAACACAAAACTATTGAGGACTGAGGAGGACTGACATGTCTTACGGTGACAAGCCATTTGGGCTGCGAGAGATCAAGGTTTATTCACTGCCGGGCGGGACGGGCGTGGCGGTGGGCATCGAGCAGACGCTGAAGTTCACGGAGCGGCTGCGGACCGGGACGCTGAGCGGCGGCGATAAATTGTCGGCGGTGGCGTCGATCAGCGAGGCGGCCGACTTCGAGATCGAGCGCGGCGGGATTTCGCTGGCGGCGTATGCGACGATGACGGGCCGCACGGTGACGACTTCGGGCAGCACGCCGAACGAGCAGACATCGCTGGTGGGCGACTCTCAAAAATCGTTCCCGTATTTTCAACTGCAGGGACGATCGCTGGGCGAGGCGGCGACGGACGACATCCATGTGGTGCTGTACAAGTGCAAGCTGACCAGCGGGCTGGAAGGGTCGTTTGCCGACGGGCAATTTTTCTCGTCGGGGTTTAAGGGGATCGCGGTGGACGACGACGTGAACGGGGTGTGGGATTTCATCGAGCACGAGACGGCGGCCGCGCTCGGGGCCATCATCTAACGTGGCTACGAAGTCAGTTCCACTTACGGCGCCACCGAAGCAGAACGGCCAGCGTGATGAAACACGCGCCGACCTGGCCAGGTTCCGGCAGGGGGAAGAGCATACGCTGCCGGTGAGCGGTCTGACCGTGCGCCTGCGGCGGGTCAGCGTGCTCGACCTGGCGATCGGGATGGGCGAGATCCCGGCGCTGTTGGGGCCGAAGATCGATCAGCTGTCCGAGAATAGCGGGCAATTGACGGCGGCGAACCTGGCGGAGTTCATGCCGCTGATCAATTCGTTCTGCCGGATGTGCGTGATCGATCCGCCGATCACGGACGAACCGAGCGAGACGACGCTGGGCATCGACGAACTGCCGGTCGAGGATAAGGTGGACATCCTGGGGTGGGCAATGCAGGGAGGCGCGCCGCTGGCAAAATTTCGCGGCGAGCCGGAGGAACCTGTGGAGGCTGCACAACCTGGGGACGGCGTACAGCCAGCGGCCTAGCGCGTTTCTGGAAATCGACGATTCGTGGACGGCGTATCAGATCGATACGGCGGCGCTGCGCGTCGGGCGCGAGGTCGAGGCGGGGTTGACCGATGGAAAAGGCCTCGATCAATTGCTGTGGGATGGACCGCCGGATCAAATGCCGCGAGCACAGGGACGCGCCGGAAAGTATGCCAGCGTGCGCAGCCGGTATCCGTTTAAGAGAGTGAGGAAGGTGGATTGACGAAGACCTCACCCCCGGCCCCTCTCCCACAGGGAGATGGGAGAAGGAAAGAGATGCTGAGATCGGGCATATGCCATCAGGCGCAATTGGAATCTGAGCCGTTTCAGGGATGGGCGACGCGGATGGGCGAGCGGCGTCTGCATCTGCACCGGAAGGTGTGGGAGTGGTGTTTCATCGCGCAGGCGCTGCAGGAGCGGGGCCAGTTGGGACCAGGCCGGCGCGGGCTGGGGTTTGCGGTGGGGCAGGAGCCGCTGCCGGCGCTGTTTGCCAGTTTGGGCTGCCAGATCACGGCGACGGATCAGACGACAGACGCGGCGCGGTCGGGCGGATGGGTGGACGCGGCCATGCATGCGGCCGATCGGGCGGAGTTGAACCGGCGGGCGCTGTGCCCGCCGAAAGAATTCAGCGAGCGGGTCGAGTTCCGGTTCGTGGACATGCGGGCTGTGCCGGATGATTTGAGCGGTTTTGACTTTGTATGGTCGGCGTGCTCGCTGGAGCACCTGGGCAGTTTGGAAGCGGGCGAGGCGTTTATCTTCGACGCATTGAAGTGCCTGCGGCCGGGCGGGATTGCGGTCCACACCACCGAATTTAATCTCTCCTCTGAGGATGAGACGATGGGGGCGGGCGGACTGGGCGACGGCAGAGCATGGCCGACGGGGCTGTACCGGCGTCAAGACCTGGAGCGGATCGGTCAGCGGTTGCGGGACGAGTGCCACGCCATCAGCCTGAGTTTCAATCTGGGGGCGGGAAAGGCGGATTGGTCTGTGGATCGGCCACCGTATCAGCAACAGGTGCATTTGAGGCTGGAGCTAGGCGAGTTCGTGACCACGTCGTATGGGTTGATTATCGAGAAGGATGGGGGATGAAATGGTCAAGCCAGAAGGTTATACCGATGGAACGGCTGAGAAAGCGCTCGCCTCGTTCATCGCGGCGTGGAAGAAACGGCGCTGGGGCGAGATGGCAGAGCTGTGCCAGATCACGTGGATCAAGAGCCGGTCCGAGCCGATCGAGGAGATGCGCGCGCGCTTCGCGTGGATGCGATTGAATGACGCGGCAATCGGCGAAGTAGAAGAAATCTCGCCGGTGACGCGCGACATCACCGTGCGGGTCGATTTCAATTTCAAGAACGGCGTGGCGAGCAAAACGTTCAAGGCGCGGGTGATTTGCGAGGCGGCGCCGTTCAAGCCTGACGTGAATGGACGGTGGGGAGTGAATCCGGTGTCGATGCTGAGAGAGGTGAAAGTGACTAAAGTGGAAAGTGACTAAAGTGCGAAGTGGGGATAAGGGATATTAGGTGATGAGGAGATTGCTTCGCTGCGCTCGCAATGACGGAGGTGTGAGATGGCTGTGAGCACGGGGGCGTATTGGGTTACGCCGCCCTCTGTCTTAAAAAATAACCTGGGCCTCTACAGCAAGCAGCTGCTGGCGGCGGTGCACGCCGTGGCGGCTTACGTGGGGCAGAAGATGCAGAACGAGGCGCGGATGGGCGCACCGTGGACACACCGGACGGGCAATGCGCGCGACGGGATGTTCTTCGCGGTGGAGGGGCTTGGGCTGCCGCCGATCGTCGGAGTTATCAGCGGCGATGTTCCATCACTGGGAAGCCAAGCGGATGTGGTGGAGGAGCGGGCGCCGCACGGGACGCTGATGCTGGCGCTGAGCCACACGATGTATTACGGGAAGTACCTTGAACTGAGCCACGGGGCGCGGTATGCGATCGTGGTGTCGACGTTCGAGGGGAATCTGCCGGTGCTGGAAAACATGCTGAAAGAGTTGGTGAGGTAGAAGTGGGAAGTGAGAAGTGTGAAGTGTGAAGTTGGAGATTGCTTCGCTTCGCTCGCAATGACGGGCCGCGCGCTTCGCTCGCAATGACGAGGATCTGAATGCTACTAGGCAGCGCTTACGGGAAGATTTTAATTGATGTCAGCACCACCCTGGACAATCTGGCCAAGGTGGGCGATAAGCTGCGCGAGTTCGAGGGGAAACTTTCCGCGACGGGCGACAAGCTGAAGAAGGTCGGCGACAAGATGAAGAGCGCCGGCGATCAGTTGTCGCGGGACGTGACGCTGCCGATCGTGGCAGTGGGCGCGGCCAGCGCGAAGATGGCGATGGACTTCGAATCGTCGATGAGCCAGATCGAGGGGCTGGTCGGGAAGAGCCAGGAGCAGGTTAAGGCGTGGTCGGACCAGATTTTGGACCTGGGGCCGAAGGTCGGCAAGGCGCCGACAGAACTGGCGAAGGCGCTGTACTTCATCACCAGCGCGGGCATCGACGACGCGAAGGCGATGGACGTGCTGACGCAGAGCGCGAAGGCGGCGAGCGCGGGTCTGGGCGATACGCAGATCGTGGCGGACGCGGTGACAAGCGCGCTGAACGCCTACGCGGACAGCAACCTGGATGCCGGGACGGCGACGGGCATCCTGGTGGCGGCGGTGCGCGAGGGGAAGGGCGAGGCTAACGAGATCGCGCCGGCGCTGGGGCGCGTGATCCCAATCGCAGCGCAGTTGGGGATTTCGTTCGACCAGGTGAGCGCGGCGCTGGCGGCGCAAACGCTGGTGGGGTTTGATGCGGCAGAAAGCGCGACGAACCTGTCCGGCATCATGACGGCGCTGTTGAAGCCGAGCGAGCAGGCGAGCGATACACTGGAAAGCGTAGGGCTATCCGCTAAGGGATTGCGCGAGCAAATCCGGGAAGAAGGATTGCTGGCGGTGCTCAACACGCTGCGCGAGCGTATCGGCGACGACGACGAGGCATTGGCGGCGATCTTCCCGAACATCCGGGGTTTCCGAGGGCTACTGTCGCTGACGGGAGAGAACGCGGACAAGACGAACACGATCTTCCAGAAACTCGCCAAGGCGGGGGTCGCTGATCTGGATAAGGCCTTCGATGCGGCGAGCAAGACGGCCAAGTTCAAATTCCAGGCCGCACTGGCACAGGGGCAGGACTTATTGATCACGCTGGGGAGCAGCGTGCTGCCGGCGGTGCTGCCGGTGTTGAAGCAATTGGGGGATGCGCTCAAGAGCGTGGCGGAGTGGTTCAAGAACCTGTCGTCGGGAACGCAGCAGACGATCGTCACACTCTTCGCGCTGGCGGCGGTGATCGGGCCGCTGTTGTCGATCGCCGGGCGGTTCATTTCCACCCTGGGGCTTATCGTTCAGGGCCTCCATGCGATGGGCGTGGCCGCGGCCACGGTGGGCACGGTCTTTGCCGCGGGAGGGTTACTCGTCGCCGGATTGATTCTCGTGGCCGGACTTATTAAGAATATCGGCGATGCCTCGCGGGCGACGAATGAAGACCTGCTGAAGATGGCCAACAACCGCGATGACCGCATGCAGCAAGCAGGAGCTGCCGTCGAAATCGTGACCAATGGCACGAACCGGCTGCGCCAGGCGGTGATCGACCACGAAGTGGCGATGCGCTCGAGCGCGGGAACCTACGCAGAATATCAGGCGGAAGTACGTCGGGCGGCGGATGTGGTCGGCCTGCAGGTGGACGCCGAAGGGAACTTGATCGAAGTGACGCGGGGGATGAACGGCGAAATCAAAAAAACCGTCATGGCCCATTATGAGAGGACCGAAGCAGAGTATAAACAGATGCGTGCGGAGCAAGAACACAACCGCAGCATTCAGAAAAACAGCGCAGTGTATCAAGGCGTGCAGCGGGAACTGAGCGCTGCAACCAAAACCGTGAGCAATGAGATCAAGAAGGCCATTGGTCTTCAATCCGAAATGACGGGATCGCAATATAAACTGGCGAAGCAACAAGAGGATTTGGCGCTCGGGGCGAAGAAACGGGCAGAAGCGTACAGCGAGATGTCCGCTGCGATGATGATCGTTAATGGCGCGACCGACGATCTAGCCGATTCGCAAGATAATCTGACGGAGAAAGTCACCAGCGGTTGGGGCGCGGTGACGAATGCGCGCAGCCTGGCGATTGGATACACCGATCAAGAGAAGGCGCTGGCGGAGAAGATGAAGGAACTGCGCGACGTGGAGAAAGAGATCGCGGCGCAGGGGCCGGCGCACAACGCTGTGGTGCGGAACGCGAAACTGAGCGCCGAGGAACGAGCGACGGCCGAAGCGAAACTGGCGGCCGTCACGGAAGACGTGACGCTGGCGCAGCGGAAGAAGAACGAGACGGACGCGGAATATGGCGCCCGCATGGCAGGCCTGAAAGAACAACAGGCAGAACTGACGACGAAGTTGGGCGAGCACACGGCCGTGGTGGGCGGGGCGACGAAGGCTCAACAGGACCACAAGACCGCGCTGGAAGAGGAAATCGCCGCGATGCAGCGGGCGGGTGAAGTTGACAAGGCGAGATCGGCCTTCGATGCACTTGGAGAGGCATTGCAGACTGGTGCCTTGTCCGTGGACGAATACAATCGCCGGGCTTCGGCGCTGAATGACATCACGCATTTGTATTCCCAGAGCGCTCTGACCGCGGCGATCAAGCAGGAAACACTGGTGGCCGCTTTGACCAACCCCGATGCGGCCAACTGGTACGATCTTCTGCTGAATAGCAAAGGTGCGTTGGACGGGGTGGCGTCCGGGACGGAGGCGGTGTCGACCAAAGTCAAGAAACTCTCCAAGCAAGATTTGCTTGATATGGGAGAGGGTTGGCAGAACGCCGGGCGAAAGACCGACGAGGCCAAGGGGAAGGCGACGACGGCGGCCGATGCGGTGAAGACGGCGACGACCGGGGCGCAGAATGCGATCCGCGACACGATGGTGGTGGTGCAGACGGCGACGACCGGGGCGCAGAATGCGATCCGCGACACGATGGTGGTGGTGCAGACGGCGTCGACCGCGGCGAATACGCGGGTTGGCGAGGTGATCACCACGCTTGACAAGATCCCGCGCCTGATAGATGTGAAGATCAAGATCACGACGGTTGGTGAGATACCCGATATTTCGGGCGGGGCCGCGGCAGCAGGCGGCCCGGCGAGAGCGCCTGCCCCGGCGAGAGCGCCCGGCCGGCAGTACGGCGGGGAGGTGATGCGGGGGTTGTATTACCTGCACGACGATGAGTTTGTATTGAGCAAGGCGATGCGGGAAGGGCGGCAGGCGGTGCCGGCGGAGGCGTTTAAGACCTCACCCCCGGCCCCTCTCCCACAGGGAGAGGGGGGAGTGATGAGGTCGATTACGATCGCGCCGACGATCAATGTGACGGCGGCGCCGGGGATGAGCGAGGCGAGGCTGGCGGAGATCATCGCGCAGCGGTTGGGGAAGATGGCGAACGAGGCGGAGCGGAACGGGATGGGAGGGAAGTGGGAAGTGTGAAGTGACTAAAGTGGGAAGTGCGAAGTGGAAAGTGAGATTCTTCGCTTCGCTCAGAATGACACAGGTGGGGAAGTAGCACAGCTACACGAAAAAGCAGTGTATGTAATGTTTGTTAGGTGAACAGCGGGGCAACGGATGATGGATTCCCGCCTGCGCGGGAATGATACAGGTGGTGACATGACGACGGGATTGCGATTTGTAAAGGGGGCGCGGGTGTTGAATCTGCGCGGGGACGTGTATCAGTTCGAGCGGGGGTTCACGCCGCCGGCGACGAAGCACGAGGTGCAGACGGCGCAGGGGACAGCGCTGAACCGCGAGGGCGGACGGTTGATCAGCCGCAAGCCGGTGAACCGCGAGTGGTCGTTCGACGTGGGGATCGACCTCGATCCGCAGACGGTGAGCGGGGCGCAGCAGGCAGCGCGGGCGCTGCAACGGATGTTGAATGAGGCGGGCGACGAGGTTGAGCCGCTGATGGTTGAGTACCGGCTGGACGACAGTCTGCCCGATCCGCTGTGGGGGCAGTTCGGCGCGCCACTGCGGTATGAGGTGGTGCAGGGCCGGGCCGAGTTTGAGCGGCAGGGCGGGTTATCGTGGCACCAGATGCCGAACCTTAAACTCGACATGGAGATCAAGCCGTATGCCCGCGGGCTAGAGCAGCGGGTTGGACGCGCCGTCGGGGCGGTCTATTACGAGCGGGCCGGGGCGGCCGGCAACGAGCGACGCGGGCTGGTGGTGGCAGAAGCAACGCTCGAGCCGTCGCCGACGAACCTGATCACGAATCCGATCTTCGGAAACAGCACGGCCTGGGATACGGATTGGAACACGGGCACGGGCTGCGTGGTGTATCAGAACACCGATAAGCACTTTGTGTATCCGGGCGCGAAGGGCAGCGCGCAAATCGTCGGAACGTCGCCACTGTTGAGCGATAATTCATTTACGCAACATATCACGACGACCGGAACCGTGACGCTGAGCGTGTATGTGATCAAGCCAGACCAATCCGCGGTCGGCACTACAGACTGCTTGCTGATTGTCGACGGCGATCCGGTTGACACGGTGTACTCATCTATTGGAAACGGTCTGTACATGCTCACGGCCAGCAGCGCGACGCATGTCAGCGGCGAGTACGGGATTGCCATCCAGGACGGCCATACTATCTATGTGCTTGCGGCGCAGCTCGAGCCGCTGGATTATGCGACACCGCTCTGCGTTGGTTCCTTCATCGGCTGCGCATGGGACGGAACCGCGCACGAGAGCAGCAGCACGCGGACACCCGGCAAGCTGGCCATTCTTGCGGCGGGCGCGGCGCTGCAGGAGGGCGAGGGTACGATCGTCCTGGCGTGGGCTCCATGGTACGACAGCACGAACACGAACGATCGAATGCTTTTCAGGAACGGCGCACTGGGGCTGCAGGCGTGGTATCAGGAAAGTGATAATGCGTTCCACTTCTTCGACAACACGAACGAGGTGATCGGCGTGGCGGGCGCCTTTGCGGCCAACGATTCGATCCGGCTGGCGTTCGTGTATGGCCTGGGCGGGCTGGCGATCTACATGAATGGCGCGCTGCTGGCCAGTGGAACCGATTACGCTGCGAATGAGATCGAAACGTATCTGTACATCGGATCGGACGACGACGGCGGCAAAAACTGCGGCGGGCGCTTCATGCGCTTCACGACCTACGATCGAGCCTTGAGCGCGGAGCAGATCGCGGCGGACGACGTGTTGATGCAGGCGGCGCTCGATCAGGATTTGCCGTGCGAGGCGATCCCGTTTTTGTGGACGAAGGACGGCGACGGCCAGGTCGATAACAGCGACGACAGCACACACGACAATTGGGCGCTGGTGGACGGCATCGGGGGCAGCGGGCCCGGCAGGACGCGGATCGAACTGGAGTATGGGTCGGCGGGCAGCGAGCCGCTGGTGTGGCTATCGCAATTTGCGTTAGATGATTTTCTGGCGCCGGACCAGAACGGACTAACCTTCGGATCGACCGAAACCAAGTCGGTCAACACGGCCGAGGTGGAGTTCACCGGTTCACAGCTGACGATCGATAACCGGCTGTTGGCCGCGGGCGAGGTCTACGTGCTGGCGAGGGTCACGGACGCGGGCGCGGACCTGACCGGAAAGGTGCGCGTGAGTTACGGGCTGATCGACGTGGATGGAGACTTTGTTCCGATCGCGGCCGACGGCACGGCGCGGCTGTTCGTCTTTGGGCCGATGCCGATCAAGCAGGCCAATGCGCTGTATGACTGGCAAGACACGATCAACGTGTCGTTGGTGTTCAAGCGGAGCATAGCCGGCGCGGCGAACGTGACGGTAGACTACCTATTGATCGGCGGCGTGCCGTCGCTCAAGATCGAATCCCCGTCGGGCGGAATCGGAGGAACGATCGTGCTGGAAGGGATGCGGGCCGTCACGCGCGGGGAGACATATTTTGGATTTACGCTGACAGAATT